TAGAACCATCGTTGATTCCATTGACAGAAGATCCACAAAGTAAGTAATTAAACTTTAACACAAAGGTTATATATGGCACGGCTGAATATTGAAGAATTGGTTGCTGGGTTACTCGAAGCTGGTATGGTAGCTAATAGTATCAGTGAAAAACAACACATCAATGCAGTTCGCAATTATTTTAATGATAATGGTACTCCTAAAACTACTACCTTTAAAATTGGAGATAGAGATTTGGTAGTACCATTATATATTCTCGCAGACCATTCATCAATCGGGCTCGATGAGTTAGATATTGAATTCGAAGCTCGATTGATATTTGGTAACGACGAAACACAAGTATCTAATATTAAAAAATCTGTGTTGGGTATATTTAAGAGAAGGGACCACCAACATAATATTAAATCAATTGAAGTAGATTCTGGGAAAAATTCCGATGGTTCGGGTATAGCCAAAATTAAAGTAAAATTTAAGGCGGATACAAAACCAGAAGCGGTATCCAGAATAATTGATTCGTACATTCAACAATTAGAAGATCCTAACCACACAGCAAATAGTTAATAATATTTAACCGTAGCGGAAACGGTTTTCAAATACTATTTATAATATCGAACGGGTTCTGTAATGTCTATTTTACTTTTGGAGACATTATGAACCCGTTTTCCCATGTCATGAATATGTGCGCAACCATTATACTATTGTGCACTTCATCACACACCCTAGCGGCACAGCAAAAAACTATATTTGTAGAAAAAGTCACTAACTCTGTACAAATCGGTCCTTTAGCGGGAAACCGAGGATTAGAGTTTGGAGTTAAAAATATTTTAGAAGAATTCCTATTGGAAAAGGACTATGAATTAAGTCCCTCCGCTGATAATAAATTACGGGTAGAAATTATCTATCTGGATGTGCTGACCACCAAGAAGAACATTTCAGTCTTTCATCAAAACGCAGAAGAAGTTGTTATTCGGTTGATGGGCAGTATTGTGAACAAAGATGGTAAAGTCTTAAAGAAAGCGGTTGCAGAAGAGTCTTCGTCAGAAATTTCTATGTCTACTTTAATCATTGATCAAGGAGGAAAGTTTAATCAAACCTCCTTGTCCAATGCGTTGAAAAAGTCTTCGGAAACCCTCATTGGAAAATTGACAAACTGATATGAAAAAACTACTTGCCGCATTATTATTAGTGCCTACAATACTAACAGCACAACCATCTGTTTGGTGGGAAAGTAGCACCATTACAACAAACACACGAGGCACAAGTATCTCAAAGAACGATACTATTGCTCTTGTGGTAAAAATGAATCCAAACTTCTCATCCATTCGATCCATCTATTTTGATTTTCAACATCAGAAAGATGCCATTCAATTTTTGAGTGTAGAAAAAGGTGCAGGCATTCCACAGGCTGCATCATTCAGTGTACAGAATTATTTCTATCCAAATTGCAAATTTAATAGAAGTGCACAAAATACTACAAACAACGGATATAACAATTGGATGGCTTCAAACTATACATGCAATGCACAGACCGTTCTTTATCATGCCATTAACCGCGTTATGGTGAATGTGGCTAGCTCCGCCAATCTTGACCAAGCTACCTACGTGACATTGAAGTTTCAAATTACAAACACCACGGCAGGATTTCCATATGATTCTGTCTATATGAACTTTGCCGTAGGATATGATGCTGGTGGTAATATCATACAAACCACACAGATGTCAGGAGCAAAAGGTGTTTGGATTCAATTAAATTCTAATGCCAATAATCTTGTGTCGGGTAATGTAAAGCATGGTGCCAACATTTCATCAGGCCTACAAGGAATGATGAAATTATCCATCACAGATACATTAACACAGCCCACAGAAGCAAGTAATACTTTGGTAGGTACAAGTGGAAACTTTGGTTTTGGACAGCAACTACAACCTACTACGTGGTATAGAATGCGTCTAATGATTCCCGCTGATAGTGTTGCTAGCGTCAGTAAAGCAGCAACAACCATCTCAGATTATACTGCAGCAGTTCAAGAATTCATCACACAAAATTTAGATAGAACATTCAAAAACACCAACATTAACGCAGGTATTAAATACTGGGCTGCTGATGTAAATATGAATGGTGAGTTTGATGGCGGAGATGTGCAAAAGATATTTAACGCCGTTGTAGGATTAGATACCATTGTGAAAGCGCCTGCCGGATGTTCGGCAAATTGTTTTGTGACGCTCCCAACAATTCGTAATACAGTATATGATACATTAGGATTTACCGCGTGGAAAACATTAGCAAATCCGTATTATACACAATTACAAACATCAACGGCAGAACAGGTAGTAAATCTACGATATGTGTTCAAGGGAGATGTAAATCTGTCACATAGTTCAATTATAGGTGCCACAGCTAATGAAGCTGCTGCCATACGTGCAGCAAGCAATGTTGCCTATGTATCAACATTTGGTAATTTTGTAGTTCCAAATGCACCAAGCATTGACGTAAGTTTAAATAATTCTGTTGTTACTTCAAACAATGTTAGTATTCCGTTTACGGTAGATACAAAAACAACAAAACTTACGGGCTTACAATTTGAAGTAAAATATGACCCTACAAAGGTAAAATTTGAAAAAATGGAAGTGAACACACCTAGTTGGGTAACATTCGTTAATAATAATGATGGTGTTATTCGTTTTGGTGCAGTTGATAAAGATTTAAAAAATACACTATCTGGTAGTAATTTAGTTCCGTTTAAATTGGTATTTTCATCAGTATCTACTGGTGTGGATTTGAACACATCGGTACAGATATATCCAACGATGGATGCTACCGATGATAAGGGTAATCAGGTTGGTATTAATTTCAACACCACTGTCATCAAGTTAATTGGTGCAAACTTCTTTAAAAATCCATGAAAAATATTATACTATTTTCCGCGTTGTTGTTCGTTGTAGGTTGTCGTTTAGACGACACCATTACAAATCCTGTATTTGACGGGACAGATGTTTCTTTGGGAGTACCATCAAAACAATTGGCAGTAAATGGTATACCTGGTCCGCTGACATCCGGGTTATATGAAATTACCGTAAATGTTACTCCTGGTGCGATGTATAGTTTTCAGTTGACTCATATCAACGGAACTATCCTTAACAACTATGGATTTACGGCAAATGCATCACAAATGACAATTACACTAAATTATTCTAATGTAGTGGATGGTGCATACGATTTAAATTTAATGGACAATACAGGTCGTGTATTAAAAATTCCTGTAATTGTTAAACATTAATGACTCGTGAAGATGAATTGCGTGATGCAATGGTTGGTATTATAGCTTTACTTATTTTAACTCAATCTAAAAGGAGAGAAACATGTCAGAAGAACAATCAAGTGGCGGTGGATTGAAGAATGCCATCATTGGTTTGGTTACAATTATTGTAACAGCCATTGCTGGTGTCATTGGTAAAAAGGTGATGGGTGGTGACGAAGCTCCAGCTCCCGCCGCAGCAGTATCAGCTCCTGCACCAAATATTATCATCAACAATAGTCAAACGCAAGCAGGTGGTGCTAAGGGTGGTTCAGCTGCACCAGCAACAAAACCCGCAGAACCTAAGAAGGATGGTTGGACGAAAGCTGAACCAAAGTGGTAATTTAAATGGATACTAAACAAATACAACAAACGATTTTTAGCAAGTTTGCCGAAATCTTTAAGGATAGTAATCATTTCAATGAAAAAACCATAATTGGGTTTATGTCGTTTGCTGTTATGACGATATATTCGTTGGTTGATATTGTAACTGGTGTGTACGGAATTAAGTTAGAAATTCACGAATTTGTCTATAATTCATTTATGTACATTACACTTGGTTCATTTGGTATCGCTGGATTGGAGAAGTTCTCACCATCTACTATTAAAAAAGTAGAAGCAGCACAGGAAAACTAATATGAAAAAATTATTGTTGTTATTTTTTGTTCCGTCCATATTGTCAGCTCAAGTAGTCGGCAAGACCAAAACGGAAGATTATAAGGCCTCCTTCGAAAAGAAGGTGAATATTGATTCCTTAATGGACTATGATGGTCCAAAAATTCCTATTCAACTCTTGAATATCGGTATTGGTGATGAAGTATTCTCACAATATCCAGAACTCAAAGATAAGCGTGTGGGATTAGGTGTCACAAATATTGTTGTAGAATTCTTGGAAGAAACTAATCGTTTCACCTTCACCGAAGATAAGACGGAAATTAAAAACCGTATGGTGAAGCAATTCCAAGCATCACAAGCAGGATTCACAAAAGATAAGTTGGATGGAGCAGGCAAGATTCGCTTGGCACATTATTTTGTATACATAGAAGTCTATGACTTCTCTGTATCCGAGGATGAAACTGTCAACATGAAAGATGGTGTCAAGAACACGGTAGTTACACGATTGGGTCTACAAGTAAAATTTGTGGATGCAGAAACAGGTGAATATTTCACAGGTTCGGGATTGGGTGAAGCCAAGACAGTTCGTGAACTAACTGTAATGAACGATGCCAATTTCAGTGAAGTGAAGTTTAATCAAAGTACTATTGGTACATCAACCAAGAAAGCCTTAGAAGATGCATCGGCTAAAATTCTTACACGTATGGTTAAGAAAGGAATCTTTAAAAAATAGTTAATATATAATGAAATTACTAAAAATATATATTTTATTTGGTATAGCCAACATAGTCATTGCCTGTTCTGCAAAAGCACAGGTAGTAGTACAAACGTGGATAGACCCATGTACAAATGCAGTACAAACTGCAACATTTCCATTAAATGGGATTGGTGTAACAGTAGTTTATCGTAATCAGTCCAAAGTATTTACCGCACAACAAGCTTCGTCTGGTGAGTTGCTTGCTTGGATAAATCAAGTTACTTTAGCTGTACCATGTCCCATTACCAATAATCCCATCGTACAACAAACTGCCACACAAGCAGCTACACAGGCGGCAGCACAAGCAGCTAGTAGTGCCGCCTCCGCAGCCGCGTCTAGCGCAGCAAGTTCGGCTGCTACTTCTGCTGCTTCAAATGCTGCAAGTAGTTCAGCAAGTAGTGCAGCATCAGGCGCCGCCTCCAGCGCTGCCAGTTCAGCTGCCACATCAACACCACCTCCAACACCAAGTTCTCCTCCTCCTAGTTCTTCATCAGCGCCTGCTCCTTCTTCCAGCTCCAGTTCTGGGTCATCCACTTCAAGTAGCTCATCAAGCAGCTCAAGTGGAGAAACAAAAACAGAAACAAAGACAGAAACGAAATCTGAAACCAAGTCGGAAACAAAGTCTGATGATAGTAAATCCGAAAGTAAGTCCGAGGAAAAGAAAGAAGAAAGTAAATCAGAAAGTAAAGAAGAAAAGAAGGAAGAGAAAAAAGAGGAAAAGAAAGAGGATAAGAAAAAATCAGAAGCTCGAGCAAATCCAATTATGGTTGCTTCGGATTTAACATTGGGACAGACCGCTGATAATAAGCTTTCGGAAATTATTACTGTTGGTGTTTCGCAAAGTAGTTTGGCAGGTGACAAAAGTTATGGGGCAACCACAATGTTATGGAGTACACTTGATCAAGGTGCCTTGTCTTTATCATACACAAAGATGAATTTTAAAAAAGGTAAACTAAATAGTATTAGTAGTTATTCCAATACGAACGCCTATTTGAAAGGCACATTGATGAGTATGATGGGATATACATGGGTAAAACCACATCCTAAGTTTGGTGTATATGGGGTCAGTTTGGGTGCGATAGGATTATTTTTACCAAATGGACAAAGAAATGTAGTAACAGATACTTCGGAAATACGAAGAATAATATTAGAAAAATATAAAAAAGACCTTCCTTATATGCCCGACAGTCTAATTATAAAGACACACGGTTATAACAGTAGTTGGGCTACCTCGGCTGTATTATTTTGGATGCATCCACCAATTCAAATAAATCCCCGCCTCACGGCATCTCCACAGGTATTTGTTATGGCATCACCATTTGCGTACAATCCGGTAACTGGTCTTACTAAAAATGATAAGTTGGGTAGTATGGTGGGTAGTTCATTTGACTATAAAATTACCAAACGTTTTGGTGCAACAGCAGCATATAGATTAATGATGAGTCCAGGACAAAAACCACTCAGTTTTCTATTAGTTGGTTCTCGAATAATGTTATAGGAGTGTGGTATGATTAAAAATAAAAATTTTTCAGAACAAAGTGCATTATTTGCAAGATTTAGTAATCTCGCGTATCAACCACCAGAAAAAGCAAGAAAGTTATTTGATAAGTTAGGTTATGTATCCATTTATTATGGTAATGATGGTAGTAATGCATACGTAATTGAAGATGATACCGATATTATCGTTGTTTGCCGTGGAACGGAAGTAAACGAATGGTCTGATGTGAAGGCTGATTTAAGTATTAATTTAGTTCCCTCACGAACCGGTATTGGTCAAGTACATCGTGGATTTAGAACATATACGGATAAGATATGGGAACCAATTAAAGCACATATTTCATCCGTACAAACAAAATCCCTCTGGTTAACCGGGCATAGTTTAGGCGCTGCTATGGCTACGTTAATGGCTCGTAGATGCGTACTACAACCAGAACTACCAACACCAACCGCTTTATTTACATTTGGTAGTCCTCGTGTTGGTGATCGTAAATATATTAACGAATTTAACACACATCTTACACATCATCGTTGGGTAAATAATGGTGATATAGTAACGAAGGTTCCGTTTTCACCGTGGTATTACCATTGTGGTACACGACATCACATTGGACAAAGTGGATTGATAACCAAAAATATAGAAAACAAAACAAAAATTATGAACATAGTTAAACTGTGTTTAAGTTTCGGAACTGGTGCATTGAAGATAGTTACTGGTGATGCAAAAGATCATTCCTCTGATCTTTATGTACAGCACCTATCATTCTGGTCAATGAACGATGATGAACAGTAAATCACCAATAAATTAAATTTAATAATTGGGGGTTGACTAATATCAACCTCCATTTTATTTTTAGAGAGGAGATTATATGTTTACCAAATTATTACTAGCTGTGGTGTTGTTACAACCACCAACAATAACAAAACATTTACTACCGGGTAAAATTAGTCGTCGGGATACTACCAACAATTATATAGTCATTCACAATGATGGTGCTGGTATGAATGAAAAATCTACCCGATTAGTTTTACGTATGCGTAGACTCTCATATCATTTTTTCATCAACAAAGATGGAAAAATATTTCAATTTAAAGAGTTACGTAACGTAGCATACCACGCAGGAAGCACCGACTATTTAGGTATGAAAAATTGGAATACGTTTAGTATTGGTATATGTTTACAAGGTAGCGATGATACACAGTATACAGATAAACAATACGAAAGTTTAAGTACGTTAATAAATTATTTGTATAGGAAATACCCAGATAGTCGTGAAAAACAGATTGTGACGCACGCACAAGTCGCAAGTCCGTACGGCAGAAAAACAGATCCAGGAAATTTTTTTGACATATCAAAGTTAAGTTTAAACAAGGATGGAGTATGAGTATTGAATTTGCAGATGTTATTGTAGATCTCCAAGCAGGAGATACTGGTAAGGGTAAAGTTGCCCATCATCTGGCTAAGGGTTATGATGTAGTATTACGTTATAATGGTGGTGCCAATGCGGGACATACCGTTTATCACAACGGACAAAAAATTGTTACACATCAAGTACCAGTCGGAATATTTTATGGTATCCCAAGTATTATTGGACCTGGATGCGTAGTTAATATTCCAAAATTGTACGAAGAGTTGGATATGTTGCGAAATCTAGGATTCACAGGTCAATTGTATGTAGACAAGCGCGTACATGTTACTACAAATAAGCATATTGAAGAGGACGGAACCGATAGTAAGATTGGAACCACTCGACAAGGTATTGGTCCAACATACCGAGACAAATACGCTAGAACAGGTCAACGTATTTTGGATTATGTAAAGTTATTAGAAAGTGACGCACCATACAATATCATTGACATCTATCAGTTTTTACATCGTAGTGAAAAACCATATCGTATTTTGTGCGAAGGTGCACAAGGTTTTCAAATTGATATTGATTGGGGTGATTATCCATACGTCACTAGTTCGCATTGTACGGCAGGCGCTGCTTGCTTAAACGGAATTCCTCCAAAAAAATTACGTTACATATTTGGTATTATGAAAGCATACGAAACGTATTCTGGATTTAAAGCCACGTTCCAAGACGAAAATGATGTTGATCTTCAAAGAATTCAGGAAGCTGGTGGTGAGTTTGGTGCAACTACCGGACGTAAACGAAAAGTTAGGTGGTTAGACTTAGATGGTGTAATCAAAGCTGCAAATATTAACGGTGTTACCGATTTAATTATCAATAAACTGGATATATTGGAGTCGGTGGGTGTTTACAAATTGATGTATAATGGTGTCATGCATAATTTGTCGAACAGCGCTGAGTTTAAGGACTATGTAACAAATACTATTTTAAATAACACAGATGTTGAAGATATTACGTGGTCAACCACGCCTAACGGAATTTAATCACTATTTAAAATAGTAGTAGCTTGACAAACTATTAATGAGGCATTAAGATGAAGAAGTTAAATAAATTTGTCGTACCAGTAAATGTAATTGTATTTGGTGAAGATGAAATGGATGCAGTTTCTTATGTAGAAGAAGCGTTGGATAGCTGCTTATTCATTGAAGAAGATGGCATCATTGGTGCCGAAATTTCGGCTGATGACATCGAACCTTATGATGAGGATTACGATGATGACAGAGGTTACGAAGAAGAAGATTGATTGGAGTATGGTTAAGTATTGGGGTAGCACTACTGTTGTTATTGTAGCACTGATCTACTTCGCAAAAATGTACGATGACAAACAAACACAAAGACAATTTAGATGGCAGCAAGTTGCATGTCCATCATTGTTGAGCATCGCTCGTTCTTCTCGTGATACACTTATCATTATGAAGAGTGAACCATTGTGTAACTCTTATCTGTTAGATAACTTGAAGTGAGGTTATTTTATGAATTTCGACTCACTGGAATTACTTACAAAGTATGAAAATGACGGATTCATTACAGGAGCAACTGCAAGGTTGAGTAGTTCTGGTTATGATGTAATTTTGATGTCAACCCCGCGAATTGATGAAGTAATTGATAATGAAGTTCGCGTATGGGTTGCTATGGAGTTTGATACACACGTTAGATTTTTAGCATCTATCAAGGATTTGATATTGTTAAAATAATTCAATATATTTATAAGCGGTTATGTAACTCAATATTTGAAATATGAAACACAGAACCGCGGTAAATACTTTATCTACAATTGTATTTATATTTGGAGTATTAGTCGGATCGGTAATGCATGGGCATTTATCGGTTGTTGATATAATCTTATCGTTATTTATCGGACTTGTATTTTACATAATGCGAGTTGTTAGTATTGGACTTATGTTGAAAAGGTTATTGGTAAAAAATGATGGTTCTGCGTAACCTTTAACTTTTACTAAATGGCCGACGTAAATATATTTTCGCCAGAAGCAGCAACAGCTGGTGTGGCTGCAATTGTTGGTGGTGTATTTTTGAAATTAATCGAAAAACTATGGTTAAGTAAAACCGTAGTAGACGAACATGCAATTCTCAGAAAAGAATTACGTGCAGAATTGGATGCGGTAAAGGAAGAGTTAGCAGGACTCAGAGAAGAAGTTGACGAGTGGCGTGAAAAGTATTACAATCAAGTAGAAACTACAAATGAACTATTATTTGAAGTTAGTGTTTTGAAAACTCGTTTACGAAAATATGAAGTAGATTCAGGTGAACCACTGACAGATGAATACTAATACAGTATATACCGTCACAGTGGTAGATCTCCGTAATTTTCTTCCACTTGGAATAAGAAGAACTCCGTTAATTTGCACGGAGTTAGAAGATGCAATATATGCAGTACGTAATAACATGCAAGATTTGGCAGATGGAATGACATATCAATACGCTGTCATTGAAAAAAGTTTATTAAACTCTGTTAGGCCGAATCTTGAACAGAATAGCATGAAGTTGTGGTATAAATACAATTCAGTAATAGACGAATTTGAACCATGTGAGTTACCACCGATACTCAGAAATCAAACAGGTTTTGGTATCGGATAAAAAGAGAGGTTAATTTGGAAAATTTTGTGTTGGGTGTCTTATCAGGTGGATTTCTTGTAGGAACAATTGCGTTGGTTATTTTAGTTAATAAAATGACAACGGTGTTAACCGAGATTCTTACTATCACAAAAACCGTGTATATAGATTTGAATAAGACACAACAGATGGTACAAGCTACAATGGAAGCGTCGGAAAATTTCGTTGATGCATTGGGAGAAGCTACAAAGGAATATGAACAACAGGCAAATATGCGCCCACTGTTTCAAGTATTTAAAAGTGAAGATGGAAAACATTCCGCGCCAACGTTTGATCAACTCATTGAAAAAATGAAAAATGATCCTAACTATCGTAATCTAAACGATAGAGATATCGAAGAACTTAGACAGTTATTTGAAGATAACTCTTCCGATGACGATGATGAACCCAATGAACCCTGGAAAGGTGAGGATAAATGATTCCTTCTGATAAACGAATTGCCCAACTCGTAAAAAAGTTAAGTGGTAAAGCTGTACCAAAACCAAATAAAATTAAATTTGATAAAGAAGAACACGATCAAGAAATTAGTCGAGCATCAGCAGACGATATTTTTCGTGAAATGAAGAAGCTGCCGTTTTCTGGCTGATATCCACTACCTATAATACACATCCCGCATGAGCTCGTGCGGTCTTTAAAACAATTTATTAAAAACTGCATACTAGTTTTTAGGGAGTTTGGTCGTGCCCAACAACACAGACTCCATAAAGAAAAGAAAAAGAAGCAAAAAGAAAAGAAAGAAAATAATATATGAATAAAGATCAAGCTAAAGAAATAATAAAATCAGGATGGCATGATCTGTTAGATAAAGCTTATTCTGTAACAGATCAGTTACATTTTGCTAATATAGTAGATATTAGTACACGCCATTCTATGCTTCAAATTATATTCGAAGAACCCCTTGACAATACACAGAAGTATGTGTTAGATTGTATCTCGTATAAGATAGAAAGGGAATCGGCAAAAATTTGTGAAGAGTGTGGTAATTTTGGTGTACGTAGAAAAGATATAGCTGAATCACCCTGTTTATGTACGACTTGTTATACCATACAGTATAATGAAATGATGGAGTCCGCGTCACCTCAGGTGACAAATCAAGAACCTCAATAACGAGGCATGTATGTTTTACGTAGCAGAAGATATTCAACCGGCAGTAGATATTGCAGTAAAGATGTGTGGTACAGTTGGTAATATGACACTCAGCAAGAATGCATTAAACAACGTATCGGTTGCCACCAGAGAGTTTGGTAAGTTGTGGTATGGTGATTTGGAAAAAGTTGACGTAGTAACTATTTTAAATACCATTAGTTCCGCTATTAATCAGAAAGTGTATGTGTTGGATGATCAATTTGATTTTAATAGCCCAGTATTAACGTCTAGTAACTAAACAAAATTTATTACCCAACAATCTTTTTACAGCTCTTGACAATATCGGATAGAGATTATATGTTTAAGGTGTTGGTACTGAACGAAACAGTTCCGAAGCCCACCCACCAATGTGGTGACGCTCGTACAAATATCGGATATTTCGTAGCAGAAAACTTTTTATAAAGAGGTTATGTTTATGGCAAAACGCAATAGCAACACCCGTTTCACGGTCAAGACCTACAACACGCAGGAGCGTGAGGCTACGACCCGTCGCATTTCTTCGTACCTTCGTGGTCTGGCCGCTCGTCGTACCGATGGCGTTGTCACGGCTGATGACGTTCACACGTATCTGACGCGTGATGGTGTCCGCACTGAGCAGGTTCGTACGCGCCTTTCGTTCATCAACTCCGTTTTCAGCAACGGTATGTTTGAGCAGGATGGTATGGTCGCTTCGACCCGTCCGCAGGCCAAGGGCCGTTACATCTCCGCTTGGACGCTCGCGTAATACGCAAACGTTCTAAGTAGAACTTAAATGGGAGAGTTTTTGACTCTCCCATTTTTGTTTTTTGCCACACCAAAATTATATTTATAGTTGTATGGTTCTTTAACAAGGAGTTAGGTTATGGCATCAAAAGTTCATCCAAACGAAGAATTTATAAAGAAGTTATCAGTCGCTGAATTAGAAGCACTAATGTTAGAAGCACAACTACCAGATTCCCCCGCACGGTATGTTGCAGCACTTAAAGATCAATTAACACGTTTGGAAATTAAATTCTAATATCTATGCGGTTACACTTATTAGGTATTCCGCATACCCAAACAACGTATGAATTTAGCCACTGTGCCTTTACAGGCAAGGTAAAACGTTTTGCTCCAATGATGCAATCAGTTGGATATGACGTTATACATTATGGTGTTGAAGGTGCGCACAGTGGGGCGGTATATGATGTTAATTTAATGTCATTTGATGAATGGACAGGTATTCGTACAAAATTATTTAAAGAATTGTATGGTGATCGTGATGCTATGCCATCTGATTTTATTGGTGATTTAGCAAATACCGGAAATGAACTTTATAGAATATTTAACGAACGTTTAAAAATTCAGTTAACACGAAACCTTGACACACATGATATCATTTGCTTACCTTTCGGATATGCACATGAATCAGCAATTTCGGATTTTGCCAACCCCAAAGTAGAAACTGGTATTGGTTATCCAAATTCGTATCAAAGTTTTCGTATTTTTGAAAGTAATGCATGGTATCACTATGAAATTGGTAGGGAAGGTAAGAGTGGTCATGACTATAATTGGGTAATTCCAAATTATTTCAAGGTAGATGACTGGGACTTCAATCCAAATCCACAAAAATACGTTGCATACTTTGGTAGATTGTCTGATATTAAGGGTGTGCATATAGTCACAGAAGTAGCTAAGCACCGACCAGATTTACAATTTAAAATTTGTGGTCAGGGAGATCCAACTCCATATTTAGTTTCATCAAATATAGAATATGTACCACCAATTCACGGTAGAGATCGTTCTCACTTTTTAAATAATGCAATGGCGGTATTAATGCCAACCAGATATGTAGAACCATTTGGTGGAGTAACCGTAGAAGCAGAATTGTGTGGTACACCTGTATTGGGTTCTTCGTATGGAAGTTTTACCGAAACAATTCAGCACGGTAAAACAGGATTCCATTGTAGAACTCTTGGGGATTATTTGTCTGGACTAGAACGTATAGAGAACGGAGAAATATCCAGAGAATATGTCAGAAATTTTGCAGTTGAAAATTATGATATGTATACGTTAGCGCATAAGTACGATGCGGCATTTAAACAAATTCACGATATATCAACTGGTGATGGTTGGTATAGTAAAAGATCTAATATAGGTCCAGTTACGAGGGCAATATGAATACCATAGGTGTTATAGGACTTGGTTATGTCGGTACTGCTGTACGAGAAGGCTTTAAGTCTATAAATAAAGTAGTTACCTACGACATTAATAAGGAATGTACAGAAAATTCTATACAGGGTGTAGTTAGTAAAGCACAAATAATTTTTATTTGTGTTCCTACACCAATGAATAGTGATGGTACTTGTAATATTAATATTGTTCGTAGTGTGTTTGAAGAAATCACAAAAGTACACACGGAATACAAACCAATATGTGTATTAAAATCTACCGTAGAACCTGGTACTACTGATAAGTTGGCAGAAGAATTCCCAAATATCACGGTGTGTTTTAATCCGGAATTTTTAACAGAACGAAATTACATTAACGATTTCGTATCACAGGTTAACATTACGTTGGGGCATTCGGTAAAGGATAGTGGGTTTGATATAAAGCCGGTATCAAAGTTATACTACCACAGATTCCCACAGTCACAGGTGTGGATATTAACAGCCAAAGAAGCAGAAATGATTAAGTACACAGCAAACACGATGTTGTCTACAAAGGTGGCATTTCTTAATGAAATTTACCAAATATGTCAAAAGACTGGTATTGAGTATGACCACATTACTAAGATACTAAAATTAGATCCACGACTCGGAACGAGCCATTGGCAAGTACCGGGACACGATGGACGTTTTGGATTTGGTGGAACATGCTTCCCGAAAGATTTAAATGCGTTAATTCAACATAGTGAACAAAACGGTCACCCTGCTCCATTACTAAAAGCTGTATGGGAAAAGAATTTGGAAGTTCGTCCTGAACGTGATTGGGAGAAGGATAAGGGAAGAGCAGTAGTATAAATTTATTAGTTAATACTATATATTAAGACCGACTTGACAAATCAAGTTGGTCTTTTTATATTTAGATAGATATTTGAGATATTTATCAACATACATAGTTGTTAACGTGAGGTACTTATGAAAGTATTAATGTTATTCCTGGTAATATTAATTATTTTATGGATGGTATTTTCCGACAAGAAAACAACCAACGCATCAGATATCGCTAAACGCACTATGTTTGGAGAAAAAAACGATATAGAGTAGTATTTTAGGGCCCGCCTGGTTTCGACGGGATGTGGATGATTAAGCTTTGTACCTCGTTTGGTAAAACGAGTAAAACAGACCAAAAATATTTAACTGGCAATACTCAATTAGCCCTCGCTGCTTAATCGCAGCCTGACAAGATTAATCTGACCCATATAGGATTAACTTGTTCAAAGTATATGGTGTAGTATCGGAAAGGGGAGTTAGTATTCGATATCAAATTTACAAACTCTTATCTGTGCAGGTTCGCTGATTATTAAAAGCACAGAGACAGCAAACAATCAGCTATGTACATAAACACTTAGTAGTAAGCAGTCTCGGACAGGGGTTCGATTCCCCTCGGGTCCATTCAAAAATGAAGGGTTGGCGTTAATAATTTGTGGAGGATTGAGATGTATGTGTTCAAAATTATTCAACGCTTCTGCAAAGAAATATTCAATATTATGTCAGTAGAAAATATAGAAACTGCATTACTATATGAAGCGGATATGATAATGAAAGACATCAACGAAGCAAGAACGTTGGCAAAGTTGATGAAAACAAGAGAAGCACTAGTTAAGTTTAGACAAGACGTTTTAAATGTAGGTTCTCCACAAAAAGCAAAACAAAAGTTGGTATTTCTCGAAGCGAGATGGAATAGACAATTCAGAATATGGAAATCACGAGGTTATTAACATGGCACTGAAGCGTAGAATTAAAAAATTATCGAAGTCGGAAGCACTTAAAGTTACCGGTCGTACATTTTTAGTTTGCAGTGAATGTGATAGCGAAGAGGTAGAAGTACCATCAGATATTGGTCGTGTAACTTGTGCACGGTGTGTTCAAAAAATGGTTGCACCACCACCAGAAGTACAGAAAAAATCAGAGGGTGAAAAGTTTCCTCGTGGATGGCACTTCAAAGCACGATACGTTCATACCGATGGAAAGGTATATCGTAAGGGAGTGTTAACGGATGAAACGGACACACCAGTTGTTACTGAGAAGCCGAAGAAGAAGGTTGTTAAAAAACAAGTTAAAAAGACGATAAAAAAGAAGGGTAAGTAATGTTAAATCTACCACCGAAACCATTTTACGTAATTCAAAAATTTTTAAACGATCATCGTCAATTAGTTTACAAGTATTTGGTTAAAAAAGTAAAGATTGGTATTCGGGAAGATTTGGAAAAGGTTGAGTTGTTTCAAATAAATTCTGTTACCAGTGACAATAAACACGTTGCCATAGTAAAACAAGAAGATTATGAAACTGTTTTAAAAGATGCATTACGATATTCTATTGAAAAAGAAGATTACGAAACAGCAGCAAAAGCACGTGATATAATGCAGATGTTAACTGATAAACGAATCAATAAACTACTAAACGATATTAAACCACAGGAGTAAATTTTATGGCGTTAGAAACAACAAAGTGTGTTGTTCTGAATGCCACGTACGAGCCTATAACAGTGGTATCTTCCAAACGAGCGTTACTGTTGTTTTTGGAAGGAAAGGCTATCATAATTGAGGAACATCCTGACTTGGTAGCACGGTCACCCAGGCAAACATTTCCGATACCAGTAATGATTGCTCTAAAACATTACATTAAAGGCCGCCGGGTATTTAAAACACCAGCGTTACTTACACAGAAAAATATGTTTGTTCGTGACGCATACACTTGTCAGTATTGTTATCGTGCGCGTGGTGAGTTAAAGTCTCATGAATTCTTGACACGTGATCATGTTCATCCTGTTGCAAAGGGTGGTAAGGATGAATGGACTAATGTGGTTACAAGTTGTAGTACTTGTAACAATAAGAAGGCGGATAAATTGTTGGTAGATACAGGAATGGTTTTGATGAAGGTACCTACAATTCCAACAATATTTGAACTTTGGACCAGACAACAATCACGATATAATAGAATAACACTAGTTACGTAATAATGTTGATAACTTCAAACATTGATAAGAAACAATGGTTATGGGTGAACGTTCCCAAAACTGCTTCTACGGCAGTGATGAGAACGTTTTTCCCTTCTATGCCCATTGACAGTCAGAGTCATAATACATACGAAGAATTAATTTCGCAGTATGGTTTGTTGGACGCATTTACAACAGTTAGACATCCTGTGAGTAGGTTTCGTTCTGGATTGAATCATATTTTCAGTGTATGTGCATGCGGTGAATGCAAATTAAATCTGGAAACATTACCAACGACATTAGATGTAATATATTTCTTACAAGATATGTTGTTATTAAAAAAAGAAAAAACTAACTTTTTTAGAGCAGTATATAAAAACGGTGAAAGTGCATACTGGTTAAATGTTAGAGATAGTATCAAACATAGATTTGGTAAATATCTAATATCTACCACCGATAATTGTTTACGAGTACCCTTTGTGGTATCACAGACGTTTTTATTAAATGGACCAAAAGAAAAGTTAAGAATTTTTAAATATGAAAATTTACAAGAATTATCATATTTTATAGAAACAGAATTGGGATATACATTTGATAATACATTATATCGTAAATATCCTAATAATTTGGGGGTTGACTTTACCGACTCCACCCTGTTATCTTTATTGGGGGAGTTGTACCGTGAAGATTTCCAAAACTTTAACTACTAAGGAAACGGTTATGTTTGATTACGAAGAAAAAGCTAAGAAAAATTTGGAAAAGTTCAACGCATTTCTCGCCGAAGATCCTCGACTTGAAAAGTTGAATCAGATGTACGAAGTGTTCGGTGAACAGCTAATTTCAGCGCCTGCGTCTGGTAAGGTCCACTATCACAATGCATTCCCTGGTGGATATCTTGATCACGTAGTCCATGTTGCTGAGGCATCTATGAAAGTTGCTACGGCATACAAGACAATAGGTGGTGAGATTGATTTTACCAAGCAGGAAATGATTTTTGCAGCACTTCATCACGATTTGGGTAAGTTGGGTAATGAGCAGGGTGGATATTATCTTGACCAAGATAGTGATTGGCATCGTAAGCGTGGAGAGATGTATAAGTACAATGATAATCTGCAATATATGACTGTTACTGATAGGGCTCTGTATCTTTTGCAGAAGTATGAAATTCCTGTTACGGAAAAGGAATGGATTGCAATTAAGTTGTCGGATGGTATGTACGATGATAGTAATAAAGCTTATTTGAAGAATCATTCAGTATATCCGATGAAAACAAATCTTCCGTACATTATCCATTGGGCTGACCATATGGCTTGTTCGGCAGAACGAGATGAAAATAAATTCTAACATTAAGAATTGATTAAGTTTTTGTTTTTCAATTGACTATTATGTATAATATTGTATATTCATAGTAGTTAATTGCACTCGTGGCGGAATTGGTCTACACACTATATTTTTGGACATAGAGTATACTATTTATATATGAACCTTGATAGGAGCATATATGAGAAAAGACATTCTTACACGAAGAGCAGATGTAGAACTTTGGATCAAGGAAAATAGACCGAAAGCATACATTTGTAGACAGTTAGATTGTAGAACAAGTACATTAGAAAGTTACTTAAAAAAATGGAATATAGTTTATGCAGGGAATATGGGTGAAAAAGGACATAAAAAATCACCGCATAGAAAATCAGCTTTGGAATACGCCGATAAACAATATGGAGTAAAGGTTCCAACGCTAAGAAAGAAACTTATTCAAGATGGATTGAAACAAGAAAACTGTGAGATGTGTGGTGTTAGTGAGTGGATGGGTAAAAAACTTACATTGGAATTACATCACAAAGATGGGGATAGACACAACAATAGTTTGGATAATTTACAAATATTATGTCCTAACTGTCATGCACTAACACCAAATCACAGTAGAAAATTTATGTAGGAATTGCACTCGTGGCGGAACTGGCAGACGCACTGCACTTAGGATGCAGCACTTTCGGGTGTGTGGGTTCGACCCCCACCGAGTGCATTTTGTGGTGATTGTAGCTCAGCTGGTTAGAGCATCGGATTGTGGTTCCGAGGGTCGCGGGTTTGAATCCCGTCATTCACCCTAAACATTTAACTACTCAAATTATGAATATCCATATTGGAAAGTACCCAGAAACTTCTGATGAAGAACGTAAGATGTATATCCAAATTGATCCATGGGATACGTGGAACATGGATACCACGTTGGCACACATCGTTATTCCTATGCTCAAGCAGTTGAAGGAAACCAAACACGGCGCTCCCTATGTGGATATGAGTGATGTACCAGAACATCTTCGTTCGGAAAACGTAGACCCATCTGACGTAGATGAAAAACATTTTCAACGGTGGGATTGGGTTATGGACGAAATGATATTTGCGTTTGAAAGTAAACTCACCGATTGGCAAGAACAGTTCTGGAAGGAAACTCCTAGACTGGATTTAACAAACTATCCCGAAGATGAAGGAAAAGAATTCAAGCCCGTTCGTTGGTTAACGGAGGGTGACTGTGATTGGGATGCATCAAAGAATTATCAACTCCGTATCACCAACGGGTTCCGGTTGTTTGGTAAATATTACGAAGGACTGTGGGATTAATGTAGTTTGCCTCAATAGCTCAACTGGATAGAGCATCTGACTTCGGATCAGAGGGTTGTGGGTTCAACTCCTGCTTGGGGCATAACAATTAGATAAAGGTTTTATGCGATTTCTTACACGTAAGTGGGTGCAACCTGGAGATTTAAACGGGAACAACACTCTGTTTGGTGGACGTTGTTTGGCGTGGGTAGACGAAGAAGCAGCAATATATGCCGCAATCGAAACACGGCATAAACGGGTAGTTACTAAAAGTATTTCCGCTATCAATTTCATCGCACCTGCGTATCAAGGTGATATTGTTGAAATTGGAATTGCTTTAAAAAAAGTAGGAAAGACATCTGTTACATTAGAAGTACAAGTACGTGATTTAACAACACAAAAAATTATTGTTAATATTGACGAAATGGTGTTCGTTTGTCTTGATGATAATGGAAAACCTGTTCGGCATAGTTTGAGTAAATAGAAAATACCCCCGTGGTCTAATTGGATAAGGCAACGCTCTTCTAAAGCGTCCGATGGGAGTTCAAATCTCTCCGGGGGTGCTTATGGTACGGTCGCCAAGCGGTAAGGCCGAGGTCTGCAAAACCTCTATACGTCGGTTCGATTCCGACCCGTACCTCTTAATATTTTTCAAGGAGGATACATGCGTCCAACTGTAATTAAAAATGTATTTGTTACAATTATTTGCATTACAACAATACTTATTTTAACCTTCATCTTATATGATGGACATAGGAAAAATATTGATGTATTGGAAGGTGGAGACATCCAACACGCGATGGACTCTAAACAATATTGATATACACAAATGGTTGTAACTTCACCATGTAAAAAAATATGTAAGCTTAATGGAATTAATTGTGTGGGATGTTATCGTACAATTGATGAAATTAAGAGATGGAGACAATTTTCTAATTTGAAAAAGTTAATTGTTTGGATTAAAATATTTATAAGAAAATTGGCAGGGTAGCTCAACTGGTGAGATGTTTTCGTAAGTTAGACCATCAGAAACTTATAAGGGTGGTAACAAAAATAAGTTAAAAAATGACAGTAGAAATGTTAATTTGAGAAAAAAATACGCAACATTAAAACAGTTAAAAGAATTAGAACAGGGCACGGTGGTCTGAACTGGCTGAGGCACCGCTCTCATAAGGCGGGTTTATGTGGGTTCGAGTCCCACCCGTGCTATTGACTTATAACTTTTGCAAGGAGTGAAATGAACAATTTAATAGTCATCGGACACCCTGATAAGAAAAGTTTTTGTTATAATGGTATTTTTAAAACCATTAAAGACGAATTAACTAATAACGCAAGCTATGAATCTACACAAACCATAGAAGTCATTGATTTATATAAGGATGACCTTTCTATTAAAAAGAAGGAAGTTATCAAACACTATCAAGAATTGGTGACATGGGCAGATAGAATTTACATTATATCACCTGTATGGTGGTTTCGGTGTACGCCACTAATGGAAGAATTTTTTGATGTCGTATTCACGCCAGGATTCGCATATAAATTTGTTCCGTTAATTCCAAAATATGGTTATCCTAAACCATTATTGTCACACAAGAAAGTTCGTACATACTTAACACATGGAGCACCTGCACTTCCTGTTTATTTTTTATATTTCAACGCTGTAAAACTTCGGTTGGTATTAGGTGTATATTCATTTGTGTTTGGATGGTTCAAGACAAACACACGACAATTTTGGAGTGTACCGTTTGTTGATGATATTACTCGTAAGAAATATCTTAATAAAGTATCACGAGATGTTAAAAACGATTTGAAAAAATAGTAGTTCGGGAGTGTCGCCTAGCGGCAATGGTATCGTTGAGCAATTGGTTGGCTCAGTTGACTGTAAATCAGCCCTCGAAAGAGCTTGTAGGTTCGAGTCCTACCGATACCACATAAAATTGTATAATTCATACAGTCCCTTAGCTCAGTTAGTTAGAGCGTTGCTCTGATAAAGCAAAGGTCATTGGTGCAAATCCAATAGGGACTACTTTGCACCGTTAGCTCAATTGGCAGAGCATGTGACTCTTAATCACCAGGCTGAAGGTTCGATTCCTTCACGGTGCATAGATGCCAAGATAGCTCAGTTGGTAGAGCGCCAGCCTGAAGAGCTGGGCGTCGGGGGTTCGACTCCCTCTCTTGGCATTGTTGGGTCCATAGTGTAATTGGCAGCACAACAGTCTCCAAAACTGTTTGTCTAGGTTCGAGTCCTAGTGGTCCCGTGTCGGGATATCCCGGCTTAGAAGGCACAACACTCCGTTGTGTCGGAATACCTCAGTAGGAGAAAAAAAATGAAACGTATTTTGTATGGAGCATTGCTGGTACTAGGCGTTACGGCATGTTCGGAAGATGTTACAACCGCACCTGCACAGTTTGTTCCAACGGTAACGTCAATTGTAATCACACCAACTGCAGCACAAGTTGAAGTTGGTCGCACAACAATATTTACCGCGGTAGTTAAGGATCAAAGAGATTCCGTAATGACAGGTAAAACAGTTATTTGGTCATCCAATAATACTACGGTAGCTACGTTATCTGGAAATATTGTTACTGGTGTTGCAAAGGGTAATGCTACTATTATCGCAACGGTAGATAACAAAACCGCATCTGTACAATTATTCGTCGTAGATCCAACGGTAGCAACCGTTAATGTTACTGCAACGGTACCACCTATATTTTATGTAGGACAGACGTTACAAGCAACAGCAACGGCAAAGGACGGTGCGAATAATACATTAACATCGTTCGCTACAACGTGGACAACAAGTAATTCGGCAGTTGCAACGGTATCATCAACTGGATTAATTACGGCAGTATCTGCCGGTGCCGCAACTATTACGGCAACCGCTGGTGGTAAGTCAGGTACATTGGTTGTTACCACTACGTTAGTTCCTGTATCAAATGTTACACTTTCAACCACCAAGGCAGCACAAATTGGTCGTTCAATTCAAGTAATTTCCACATTAAAGAATGCGGCAGGAACAACATTGAGCTCTGATCAACGTACTTTTGGTTGGGCAAGCACAGATACGACTGTCGCAACAATTACATCAACGGGCGTAGTAACAGGAATTTCTGCTGGTACAACCACATTAACGTGTGTTGTTGAAGGTAAGGTTGGCATTCTAAATGTAACAGTATCACAAGTTGGGATTCATCGTATTGTTGTAACTCCTGACAGTACAGATGTAAAAGTTGGTGCTACAAAGCAATTTACTGCACAAGCATTTGATGCAGACAGTGTAGCCTTGACAACTGCAGCGTTAAATGGTAGATTATTTGTATGGACTAGTAGCGACGCAACTAAGGCAGTTGTGTCGGCAACAGGACTAGTTACAGGTGTAGCAGTAGGACCAGCAGATATCACCGCAACCATTGGTGCTATCAGCAAGGTAGGAAAGGTAGTAATCGTACCATAATAGTACAGTGGGAGGTCTAAATAACCTCCCACACATTCCCAGATAGCTCAGTCGGTAGAGCAGGTGACTGTTAATCACCGGGTCGGGGGTTCGAGTCCCTCTCTGGGAGCTTTACAAAATCACAACAACGAGGTTATTATGAATTTGACACCAAACGATAAGTTGAAACTTGAAGGCGCATTGAAGGATATGAGTGTGTCCATGACACGAATTTCCGCAGAACGAGATTTGCAGAAAAACATTATCAATGATGTTTGTGAAGAACTTCAACTTAACAAGAAAGTTTTTCGTAAGTTGGCAAAAACATATCACAAGCAGAACTTTGATGACGAAGTAGCAACGCATCAGGAGTTTGAAAAGCTTTACGAAACTGTCACACAAAATAAAATTAAGTAATTGATGTTTGGAGTGGTGGCGCAATCGGTTAGCGCACCGCACTGTCACTGCGGGGGTTGCGGGTTCGAGTCCCGTCCATTCCGTGCTTCGGAGAAATTATGAAAATTTTGATATTATCAACTTGTGGAAAAACTAATGAAGAAGAAGATTTACGATATATAAATCTTTATCTAGCTTCTTTAAAAGTAAATGTAGTTCCATATTTTGAAACTAAGGTCATACTATTTAATAACGCGAATCCAGAAAAGTCCGAAGATAGTTTAACGTGGAAACGTGTTAGAGAGTTTGGATTGGAAGATGTTGTGGAAGTTCGTAATATCAACGAAATGGAGTTACCAGAAAAATCAGTAGAGTTTATGAAAAGCCAACATTGGTTTGCCAAGATTGGATTAAACATGAATATGATGTTTGACTACTCTAAAAAATATAATTTTTTTGACGCCGATTGGATTTTTCATACGGACACTGATATTGAATTTCTCCCAAACTTTAAAAATCATTTAGATTCTATTCACGGATTAACAACGGTTAACAGTTCGGTATTCGTTTCTTTGGCTGGAGATGCATATCCATACAATTTTCGATACAGAGAAAAAGAATATATCTTCGACGAACCAGTACGTATGGAAATATATAATGAAAATTCGTTGACATACGATTATATGATACGTAAGTTAACAGTAAACGAAAGATTATCGGATCAACATTATGTAAACAATCCACGATTAGTTTTTAATTTACAACAACAAAAAGTTAGAAATGATTTTGTAGGTTTGTCACGAGAATGTGCTAATCGGTATAAGTTTAATTGGATTTCTTGTCATTATCCAAATGAATTTAAAGCACATAAAGGACAACATGAAGATTTAGAAAAATTATGGAAGGAATTTGGGAGTGACAAACTGCAATTAATAGTTAGTCACGACAAAGGTGGAATAGTTCAATATTTTCTACAAGCTGGTCATCACGATATTACAAAAGTTCAACTTCGTGGATATGTAGATATGGTAAAGCACAAAGGTTCTGGTTGGTTTGACGGTGATAATTACATTGAACATTCCAAAAAAGAACTAATTGAAAAATATCAAGATACAAAAGAAATCTGGGAAGCAGATTACTAATAGATTTGGGGAAGGTTCGCATAATGGTATTGCACCGGTCTACTAAACCGACGACCTTAATCGGTCATGTGGGTTCGAATCCCTCACCTTCCGTATAAAAAATTTAAAAACCCGAAAAAAATAGTATTAATTACTATTTATTTAACTGGGGCTTGACATGGGTATGTTGAGAGTGTATATTACTTGTGTAAGTCAAACGCCTCCATAACTCAACTGGCAGAGTAGCTGGCTTTTAACCAGTAAGTTGCAGGTTCGAGTCCTGTTGGGGGCATGAAGTAACGCTTATTAATAATTGTGAGTTGGTTGTAGAACTTACCCGCGGTAGGAGTGATTCCCGCGCCACACGACTTCTCTATGATCCTTACGTGAGACACCACTACAACGGTGCAAGGGAAGAATCCGTAAGTAGAAATCAACGTGTATGGATAAACATTAGTGAGGATGGCACTAATGATGATAGGTAAATTCTTCTCTATAAAATGAGAGGATACTACAACATCCATCCGTACGCCCTGGTGGTGAAATGGTATACACAGAGCACTTAAAATGCTCCGGCCTTACGGTCATGCGAGTTCGAGTCTCGCCCTGGGCATTCTGGTAAACACAAATGAAATTTTTTCCGTAGTGTCTACTATTTATAAGTAGCACTAATGGAGACAAGCATGATGACGGACAAGCAGTTTATTGAAATATGTGAAAACTCAATCAGTATGGCACAAGCCGCTGTAAAAACTGGATTACATTTCAATACATTCAAACGTAGAGCGGTAAAACTTGGTTGTTATAAAATAAATCAAGGTGGAGTAGGAATAGATAAAAAAGTTTCGCCTCGTATTGACCTAAAAGAAATATTAGCAGGGAAACATCCAGAGTTTCAAACCTTTAAGTTGAAAAATAGATTGTTAAAAGAAGGAATTATAAAAAATGTGTGTTCGGTATGTGGAATAACAGAATGGAACGGTAAAAAGTTAGTGATGGAATTGGACCACATAGACGGTAATAGAACAAATCATAAGTTAAATAATCTTCGTATGTTATGTCCTAATTGTCACGCACAGACAGAAACATACAGAGCAAAAAATATTAAGTAAGATATTATTTGTAGAGAATAATATGATTAAGTATTTAGTACGAATATATTTTGATGGTGGACGTATGGATTTTACATACGATGCACCGGAAGCAACGGCAGCAATTACAATGTTTCGTAATGATGCTGATGCACAAAAAAAATTAAATGGAAAAGTATTGACGCATTATGAAGTTGGTCCTGTGTAGTAAATGCGAGAGTAGCTCAGCGGTAGAGTCCGTGCTTGCCAAGCACGTTGTCGTGGGTTCGAATCCCATCTCTCGCTCTTGGAGAATGTATGTTTGAATTATTTAATAATATAATCTCACGACGAGGTTATACAAGATATTTAGAAATCGGTGTAAGTAATGGTGGTACATTCTATAACGTGAATTGTCAAATAAAACACGGTGTAGATCCACATAACAAGGATATGTTATATCCAATGAAGTCCGATGAGTTTTTTGAAAATTGTAATCACACATATGATTTAATTTTCATTGATGGTGATCATGAGTGTAACCAAGCACTGCGTGACATTGATAACAGCATTAAACATTTATCAGACAATGGTATAATATTTATTCATGATACAAAACCACACACAGAATTAATGCAACGTTCTCCGATGCCACATCACACAGAATTGTGTGAACGTGGATTGTGGACGGGTGATGTGTGGAAAGCTATTGCAAAGTTTAGAAGTATAAAAAATAATTTTGTTGTTAGGACATTTGATATAGAACTTGGGTTGACAATATTAGAACGTGGTGACGGAACATTGATAGAAATACCAACGGAACTCACATACGACTGGTACTTGATAAATCAAGATTATTTATTAAATTTAATTCCGTACAATACGGGCCTGTAGCTCAGCTGGGAGAGCGCCTGATTTGCATTCAGGAGGTCATCGGTTCGATCCCGTTCAGGTCCATTTAAAATAGAAGTTTCCAAGTTATACCCCCTATTTATATAGAGAAGGTCTAACTTGGAGATTTTTATGAAAGCAAATTGTAAGAATTGTGGAATAGAATTTAAATTTTCTCCGTCACAAAGTACTGGAACTTATTGCAGTAACAAGTGTCAAGGATTATTTAAGTTCCTAACAGAAACTATACCGAGGGTAGAAGAAGGTATAGTAAATCAAACATCTACATTAAGAAAGTATTTAAAAGAAATAAAAGGATGTGTTTGTGCAGAATGTGGGATAGGAGACATTTATAATAATAAACCAATAACATTGCAAGTAGATCACATAGACGGCAATTCAGATAACAATTTTCCAAATAATTTAAGATTGTTGTGTCCAAATTGTCATTCACAAACAGAAACTTGGGTGAGTAGAAATAAGAAAAATACTAAAAGAAATTCTTATTTACAATCGTATAAAGTTGGAAGATATAAAAACGGGCGGTTAGCGTAGCGGTTAGCGCATCGGTTTTACACACCGGAGGTCATAGGTTCGAATCCTATACTGCCCATACATTAACTTTGGGGGTTTGCAAGTACCTTAATCGGATTACTACAAACTCGTCTGGAATCGTGCCAGACCGAGGAGGAGGAACCGCGTTAAAATACCCTCGCCGCACGTGTCATATAACGGTTATTATCCTAGCCTTCCAAGCTAGAGACATGGGTTCGACTCCCATCACGTGCTTTCCGTGGGCATACACGGGTGATAGTATAAAAGGGGTTCATTGCTCAACATGCCGATTGAACCAAAACGAGGTTATGTTTTGCTCTTGTGGTGGAATGGTATACACGGCAGTCTCAAAAACTGCTTCCCTACGGGATTGTGAGTTCGAGTCTCACCGAGAGCATGTGTCGTAAACAAAGGATTTGAAATATGAATTGAAAACACAACTCCCCGACTATTTATATGAAAGGGAGAATTGTATGACAAAAAAAGAGTTTGAAACTATCGTAAAAACATCTGTATCAAAATCCGAAGTTTGTAGAAAACTGGGAATGCATCCCAATGGTCAGGGCTTAAAAAGATTAAAAGAACTGGTCGAGCAATATTCGGTTGACACCAGGCATTTTTCGCATAAAGCTGCAATTAATAAATTCAACCGAAAGTGGGAAGTTATTACTAAACCATGTCCAGTTTGTAATACGTTGTTTGAAACAAAAAAGAATCATCCACGAGAAAAGTTTACATGTTCTCATTCTTGTTCAAATACTCATTTTGCAATTAGAAGAAACAATCCAAAAAATTGGAAAAATTATAGAACTATTTGTTTCAAACATTGGGAAAAAAAATGTATACTTTGTGGGTTTGATAAAGTTGTAGAAGTACATCATCTAGATTATAATAATAAAAATAACAATAAAGATAATTTGGTTCCTGTTTGCCCCAATCATCATCAGATGATTCATACGAACGAATGGGGAGAACAAACGGTAAACGAAATTAAAGAAAAACTTAGGGGTGTGGGCTAAAGGCTAGCCGCTTGCTTTGGGAGCAAGACATCAAGTGAGTTCGATTCTCACCACCCCTATTTTTACAATGGAGTTAACATGAGAAAATTTTATCGTAGTGCAACAAATAAAAGACTTGCGGGGTTTTGTGGAGGAATTGGTGAGCAATTAAATATAGATCCTGTATTTATTCGATTTGTGTTTATTTGTTCGTTTTTTTCACCACTTCCAATTGTTACAATTTATTTAGTTGCATGGTTATTGTTTCCGTTGAGTAGAGAAAAACCTATTGGAAATATCGTAAAGGAATATTTTGAAGCATTTTGTGCAAAAGATTTAAAACGATTGAGTATATTATACGCAGATGATATCGTATTATCTGAATGGAACGAAAACGTATTCACCGGTAAGGTAGCTGTATTAGAAGCAAACAGAAAATTATTTGAACAATTTAAATCAATTAGAATTGTTGTGAATAATTCTGGTGAAAACAACAGAACATCGGTAAATGAAATTACCGTATATTTGGATAATCAAAAGGTAAAAGTAGTAGATAGTATTAGTGTAGTTGGTGAAAAAATAACTAATATTATGGCATATCGGGGATTTTAACCCCTTGACAGGGGTAACTACCCTAGTTACATTAATAATGTTGGATGTGGTGACCCGAAGCGCAGTCGAGGGGATTAAATGAAAGAACGTGCAAAATCTTTCGGCCACATGGGGAAGACAACCAGAGTGGGTTGTTAAACCAGAAGAGTTGTCACCCCATTTTGCCCCATTCGTCTATTCGGAATTGAGGATAGCGGGCTTTCATCCCGCAGAGAGGAGTTCAAATCTCCTATGGGGTATTTAAGAGGTTATGTAAAATTGTAGGACGATGAGCAACGGAAAACTGGTCAGGCATGATACTGCTAATGTAGTTTTTCCGCCTGTAGCTCATCGGTGAGAGCAGTCGCCTTATAAGCGACCGGTAGGTGGTTCAATTCCACCCAGGCGGATTTACGTAATTTGGAGAATAACATGCCACATCCTAAAAAGTGCGGTAAAGGTCGGAGAAAGATCGGTTCGAAAAAACGAAGAAATCGTTGGAAGAATCGTAAGCGTAATCACTAATTGATCCCGTCAACTTGGTAGAGTTGTCTGACGTTAATTAATGAACTCTACCGTTTTGTGTATACGACGCAGGTGTACACGCTTGGCAACTTGGCGGAATGTTGCAACAGCATGGGAAACGGTTCTAGTCCGCGGGGTGCTGGATAGAGTGGAACCTATCAATCCCCTTCCCACCATTGCCCTTTCGTCTAACGGCAGGACAGCGGACTTTGGATCCGCGAGTCAAGGTTCGAATCCTTGGAGGGCAACTTGTAGTATCGTAGTGACATTTTATTATTTTAATGGTTGTTTCATTATTCATTTTTTATGGAGCGTACACAATGTACAAGTTTATTCTCGCAGTAGCAGTAGTTGGTTTGGCAGCATGTGCAAAGAATGCAGAAGTTCAGGGTAAAGTTACTACTGACAGTACTGCTGTGGTAGTTGATTCGACCAAATTGAATACTGATTCGGTTAAGGCAGCAGACACAATCGTAGTCACCCCGAAGGAAGGTCCGGCAGTTAAGTAATAAAATGCGGTCTTAGTGTAACGTCAGCACGGTAAGCTTCCAGCTTACAAGAGCAGTTCAACTCTGGCAGACCGCTCCATCTTAATAAGAACATCCCGTGCGTGGCGTGGCGCACTTGTTGTGGTGGCAGGAAGAACAGGTAACTGTTTGATAGGGAGTGTTCTTATTTTATTTCGGGACAGGTGGCCGAGTGGTTTAAGGCAGCAGTCTTGAAAACTGCCGAACTGAAAGGTTCCGTGAGTTCGAATCTCACCCTGTCCGTATACGTCCTTGGTGTAATGGTAGTACAGCAGCCTCCAAATCTGCTAGGTGTGGGTTCGACTCCTGCAGGGCGTGTTAGCGTAGGTGTTTCTTCCTCTACAACATAGCGGAGAGACTACACAGGTCATGGGATTGGCCTCCCAGGATACGTCAATGAACTGCTCGTAGATAGAAATCCTACTACTCACCACCAGTTGAGGAATGCGCGGTCTGATCAACCGAACTGGTATATGCTCCTGTCGCCTAACGGTTGATGGCACTGGTTTTGTAAACCAGCACATAAGAAACATTGTGGGTTCGAATCCCACCGGGAGCTCTTATAAACTAATTTAAAACTACGTAAACTTTATATTTATATAGGACTCGCATCATAGGGATGGAGTCCTTTTTACCGTGACGCCCTATTGGGGTCACATAACATAGGAGGTCATTTTATGACTCGTTTAGTTTTTCGTCCGTTTAGTACCAATGTTTTAAATTCTCGTGACAATTTCATCAGTACGTTTGATAAGATGTTTGATGATATGACACGAAGTAGTTTTCCAGAACTATTTGAACATCTGGGTGTTGAACCGTTTGGAAAGGCATCATATCCAAAGGTTAACGTTATTTCAAATGATGATTCTGTATTAATTGAAGCAGAATTGGCAGGATATAAAAAAGATGAGATTGATATCTCAGTACAGGATGGAGTTCTCACTATATCTGGCAAGGCATCACAATCCACTGAACAAACTGATAAAGCAGTTTATCTCCTCCGTGAGTTGAAGCGCAGTGCTTTCAGCCGGTCGTTTAAGGTTGGTGACCAGTTGGATGTCTCAGATGTAGATGCGAAGTTTAATAATGGGTTACTTACAATTACAATCCAAAAGTTGACGAAGGAGCCGGAAACTAAAAAGGTTACTATTAAGTAATTTACATTCACATTTGGAGGTTTGTATGATGTGTAGTTGCTTATTTTGTACTTGTCAAAACCACGTAACCGATTAACCAGGGGGTGATCTATATCGGTTATGTTTAGGCTCAAACCTTGAAACATTTGGGAGATCATGTGAAAATACAACGGGTCGGAACCCACAAAGTCCGACCCGTTTTTTCTTGGAGTATATATGAATAAATTTTTTAATTTCAAAACACTGGTTTCATTTTCCGCATTAGCAATCGCAGGATGCGCCGCATTGTTTTCTGTAACGGGTATTGGTACCTTGTTCGCAGGAGCAGCAACATCCGCAATGGTAATGGCTAGTGCTTTGGAATTGGGAAAATTGGTAGGAGTTTCGTTTCTGTATAGATTTTGGCCTGAAATTCCTAAAGCATTAAAGAGTTATATGTTGATTGCTAGCATAGTACTGGTGGGTATTACCTCGGCGGGCATCTACGGATATTTGTCATCTGCGTATGCAAAAGTTGCAGCTGAACCATTGAAAATGAATGCTGATGTTCAAATTTATAATTCACAAGCAGCAACCTTAGAAGAAGAAATTAAACGTAAAACTACACGATTAGATCAGATTATCTCACTTCGTGGTCAACAAGAAAATCGTATTGATAATCTTATTAGTAAAAGTACCACAGGATCAAATACAACAATTCGTTCAGCACAGAATAGTTTAGCAGAATTGAATAGAACAGCAACTCAGTTACAAAAAGAAATTAATCAAACATCTGCTCAACGAGATAGCTTAAAAGCACGTAGTATAACAAAGGAAGTGGAAATTAATACCAATTCTGATATCGGAACGTTTGTATACATTTCCAAAGCAATCGGCGTCCCACTGGATACGGTAGTTAAATGGTTTATATTAATAATTGTATTGGTATTTGATCCACTTTCAATCTGTCTAGTATTAGCTTATAATTTCTTAGAAAAACGTGGTGAACTAATAGAAGAACCTAAAAAATTAACTATTTTTAACGAGACTACACCATACGAACGGGAATCTGGAATACCAGAGATAGTGTTCACTAGTAGAGAAAAAGTCGTTCCTGAGTCAAATGTGCAAGAAGAAACGGTGATAAAACGCACAGAAGAACTACCCGCCGACGAACGTAAAATAATACCATTTAATAATGGTGATTGGGACGAAGAAGATCCATTTCCACAATATATGACAAAAGCCGAAACAGAAGAAGTTTTAGAAAAGTGGTGGGCTAAACGAAATGGTGTTATAAAATAAGACTTGACAATGTGACGTATATGTGATATATTATATACATCTCTAACAAGGTTGCGTATATGTCACATAACGTCGGTTATTGTTGCATCAATACTACATTACAAAAGTCTCGTAAAATTACCACCAACCGTGGTATGATTCAACGTACCTTTCTAGAACGTGGAATCAAGTACGCGTCCGAATTGGCGCTACAAAATGCACGGGATTTAGTGGAGGTTATTAAGTGGAACGCTGATAATAATATCAAGGTGTTCCGTCTGTCATCTGATATTTTCCCGTGGAACTCCAAGTATAAACTTGTTGACTTACCTGACTACGATAAAATTAGTCAGTATCTACTCGCTGCGGGAGCCATAGCATATAATACAGGTCAACGCATCACCGCACACCCAGACCACTTTGTAAAGCTAGGTTCGGCAAAACCAGAAGTAGTAGATAATGCTATTCATGACCTAGAACATCATTCGGAAGTATTTGATTTGATGGGGTTGGAAGCATCTCATTACAACTGTCTTAATATTCATGTGGGTATGAATTACGCTGACGATACAATTAATCGTTGGCTCCACGCATTTGACAGACTTTCCGATAACTGTAAGAAGCGATTGGTCGTTGAGAATGACGACAAACAAAACGCATTCTCTGTTAATCAACTACATCGTGAGATTTATTCACGTATTCGTACTCCTATTACATTTGATTATTTCCACCACACGTTTCATACAGATGGATTGTCATCGGAATATGCTGCTAACGTAGCAGCCTCTACGTGGGACACCAAACCACTATTCCATTATAGCGAGAGTAAAAATATCAATGAAAATGTTTCTGGTAACCCTCGTGCTCACGCTGACTATGTTTTTCAGCGCATTGACGATTACAACTTGGATATTGACATTGATCTAGAAGCTAAAGCCAAAGAATTGGCATTGTTTAAATACTGGGAGTTACTATGATTAGTTTTGCGATTACAACTCATAATGAAGGTCATTACATTCGGCAATTGCTCGACCAACTCATTCCCCATTGCGAAAAAACGGGTGATGAAATTGTTGTCGTTGATGACAATTCTACCGACGCATTCACGTTGCAGACACTATATCATTATGCAGATGACGACAAAATTAAGTTATTCAATCATGCACTGAACAACGATTTCGCAGAACATAAAAATTATTTAAATTCTCTCTGTAATGGTGATTATATCTTTCAGGTGGATGCTGATGAAAAATTTCATAGTAACCTCTTGACATACCTACACGACATTGTGTATAATAATACCAATGTAGATTTATTCCTAATTCCGAGAGTTAATGTTGTTGAAGGACTGACGGATGATGACATTAGACGATGGGGATGGACGATCAATGAAAACGGATGGGTAATGTTCCCAGATTACCAAACACGGTTGTATAGAAATAGTGAAGATATTCGTTGGGAAGGTAAAGTACACGAGCGTATTGTTGGATATAAGACACACGCACCGCTCCCGGCAGAAGAAGAATTTTCACTTTACCATATTAAAGACATTAATAGACAAAGGGAGCAAAACGCATATTATGATACCATCGTACGATAGAGCATTGACTTACGACGATATCCAATTGGTTCCTGGATATTCGGATATAGAATCTCGTAAAATAATTGACCTTACAACGCAATTAACTACTAATTATAGTATTAGAGTTCCGTTCATTGCAAGTCCTATGGATACAGTATGTGATGGTGAAATGGCGGTTGCTATGGCAAATCTTGGTGGAGTTGGGTGTATTCACCGATTTATGTCTATTGAAGAACAAGTTGCTGAAGTAAATTTTTTCAATGCATTCCCAATAGATAGTCAATTGTGGGGTGAGTACTCAGTTCCTAAAATGGCAGCAATCGGTGCAAACGGTGATTATTTAGAACGAGCGCAAGAATTGGTTAAGAATGGTGTTAATATTATCTTAATTGATGTCGCTCACGGTTATCATAAGTTTGTAAAAGATGCAATTAGTAAACTGAAAAGCAATTTTCCGGGAGTTGATATTATTGCAGGAAATATTGCTACCGCAGAAGCAGCGATAGACTTGGAAAGTTGGGGTGCTGACGCACTTCGAGTGGGTATCGGTGGTGGTTCGTTGTGTACAACCAGAGTTAAAACTGGTTTCGGTGTTCCTAATGTAACATCACTTGTTGATGTTGCAAGCGTAGCAAATGTTCCTGTTATTGCGTGTGGTGGTATTCGTAATAGTGGTGATATTGCTAAAGCGTTGGCAGTAGGAGCAGACTCAGTAATTCTTGGTTCACTTCTGGCAGGAACAAAAGAAGCACCGGGAAAAATTATTGAAACACAAAAAGGTTTATATAAGCGTTACCGTGGCGCAGCGTCCTTGGAAACAAAGAGTATTCATGGACAAGAAATTCGTAATGTTGAAGGTGAATCAACCGTGGTCCCGTTCAAAGGTGGAGCAAAATTCATCATTGATGGTTTAGTGGACGGATTACGGTCGGCGTTGTCTTACGCAGGAGCAAGAAATCTGAAAGAATTTAATCCAGAGTATGTTGTAGTAACGAACGCTGGGATGAATGAGGCGAAACCGCATCTTCTCTAATAGGAGATTGTATGAGAAACTTAATAACCATTGTAAGTGTATTGGTGGTTTTGGTATTGTTAAAAATAAATGAAGTACAAGTACCGAACCGTATTGTTCGGTCACAACCAACGGAATTGGAAAAGTTTTTAAACCATATGGCACGACGGGAAAGTGATAATACACCACACGTTGTAAACCAATTTGGTATGTTGGGAAAGTATCAGTTTGACCCAGTAACTATTAAAATGTTAGGGTTTCGGGTAACTAAAAAACAATTTCTTTCAAATCCCGAACTTCAAGATTCTGTAATGGTTGCTAATATGCGACTAAACAATCAAGAATTAAACTTTATTATTAAAAAATATGACGGTAAAGTAGTAAAGGGAATTAAAATTACACGGTCTGGTATTTTAGCGGCAGCGCACCTTGCGGGGCCACAAAATGTTATAGACTTCCTCCAAAGTACAGACTGGCAAGGTAGAACAGATGCAAACGGAACGAGTATTCGTGAGTATATGAAAGCCTTTTCAAGTTACAAACTAATTAACTTATGATTCTAGTACTAACAATTATTAGTGTTTTACTTAATGTAGCACTGGGTTACGCAACGGTAAATATGTTACGTAAAAATGAGTTAATGGAAGATGCAATCAATAATTTCTATTCCCGTCTGAACAGAACATTAACTATAATGCGGGCCATTGATGAACGGCAAATGTTTGAGAAGGATGACGAAGTAGGTAACGTATTCACTCAACTAACAGATACCATCAATGATTTACGTCCGCTCATCTACGGGAGTGACACACAAGATGGGACGCAAGAAAACTAAGTTGGGTAAAGTTTATTTTACACAAGAAACAGAAGATGCAATCATAAAGTACAACGAAAGTACAGATCCAGATGAAAGAGAACATCTATATCGTGAATACATCTGGGCACCATTTGATAAACTAGCGGAGAACGTAATCAATAGATTTAAGTTTCCGTATATGGAAGGTAGTTTTGAAGATGTAAAGTCGGAAGTTGTTTCTTTTTTGGTCATCAATCTACATAAATTTACATCCGGCAAGGGTAAAGCGTTCTCCTATTTTAGTGTAATTGCTAAAAATTATCTTATATTACATAATAACAATGCATATAAGGAAGAAAAACGTTCTGTATATCTAGGCGACAAGACAGACGAAACATTTTCTCTGGAAGAAATACTTGTTTCGGAACCGGAAGAACAAGACGTAAAGAGTGATATGCGTGATTTTATCCATTTACTTGTTCAATATTGGGATTTTAATACCACTAAAATTTTTAAGAAACGCCGAGACATAGATATTGCTACTGCGGTCGTTGAGTTGCTCCGCCGGGTAGATAATATTGATAACTTCAATAAGAAAGCCCTCTATTTGATGATTAGAGAGATGACCAACCACAAAACATCTCACATCACCAAAGTTATCAATAAAATGCGGTCACATGTAATCACGCAAATGCAAGAATTTAGAAGAACAGGACATATTTCCGACCCATCCGCATATTTTACGTATAAAAAATAGCCTCTAACTATTTATAGTGTAGTAACTTGGAGGTTATAATGAGTTTAGATAAGGAAATATTTGACGGAAAGACACTTTCCGACCTCTTCTCAGAAATTTATAAGAATACCGACTCTAAGAGACAACAAATTAATACGTTTGTCTCTAAGTTGGTTATGCTTATCCGTACCCCAGAAGATGCAGCGGTCATTGGGCCTGTTATAAAAGATTTTATTGAAGTGAATGTTAAGAACGATGAACATTTACTTCGTGTCGCTCAAATTGCCCAACGTATTGTTGGTGTTGCTACGAAAAGTAGTAATTTGGATGGATTGTTGTCTGAGGAAGAGAAGCAATCCTTGTTGAAAGATATTCATATGGAACTTGAAGAAATCAAGGAAGATGCACAAGACATAGAAGAAGATATCTTTTCAATAGGAAAACGAGTTAAATAATGCCAGGATTTAGAGTTCCCGTTAGTACAAATGGAGTAAGAACATTACTACCAGGATCACCAACAACCGCTGCGGTCACGGATTCCTTTATATATGAAGCAGCGCAAGTTGAAGAAATCATAGTAAACGAAGCAAGTAATAAATATGATATCAATAGATCAAGTGCTACTGCGAATGTGGGACGAGCAAAAATAAGATTCATAAATACAGACCAATCCACTAACAGTAAAAATTTAGTATGGGCTGATCCTCTTGTACCATATCAAACATCATACCCACTTGTTGGGGAATATGTTTTGGTTTTTAAAATGCTGGGAACTTATTGGTATATTGGACCATTAAATACAAAACGAAAAATTTCTGAGAATGCACATCCAGTAACGGGTACAGTACTTGCTGCGGCATCTACTAATAGATCGTTATCTCGACAACAACAGGCATTACGTGGAATAACCACACAAGCTTCCTCAATTAAGACTACTGCTGGTGACAATTTTAAGGAACTAAATGTAAACCCAGTTAAAGCATTTGAAGGAGATATTATTTATCAAGGACGATATGGACAATCCATTCGTCTTGGTAGTAGTCAGATGAGTATGGCATCTGATGGTGAACAATACCCAAATATTATACTCCGCGCTGGACAATCTTCCCCAGTAAGAACCGCAGACGGCCCTGCAGCATTAACCAACGAATCGTTAAATACAGACGCCAGTTCTATATATTTGGTATCCAAACAAATATTACCACTTGTACCGGCTACCTATGGAACAAACATTCATCTTCGGTCAACTCTTGAAAAGCCAATGTTCGATGGCGCATCAATATTATTGAATTCTGATAAATTAATTTTTAATTCAAAGAGTACATCAATTTATATGTTCTCTAAGAAGGGAATTCACTTAAATACATTGGATGATGGATTTACTACTGATTCTGCTGGTCCTATAATATTACGAACCCCAAATACATTAAGTTTATTTTCCGAAGGAACTCTGACCGCGGAATCAAAAGAAGATGTCATTATAAGTACAAAACGAGATGTTACGGTAAGTGGTGATAGAAATATTACTATTTACGGTAATGAAATTTTCTTAGGAGGTAGAAGTTCATCTGCATCGCCAATTGCAATGGCAAAACCATTGAAAATGTTTATGTTTGAACTTTTACGTACAATCATGTCTACATCACCACTAACACTTGGACCATCGGGAATTATCAATCCTGCGTTGGTTGCAAGATTACTAATTGTATATTCAAAATACCAAGTGTTCCCAGATCCATTCCAACCATTGTGGGCATCAAATGATAATTTTGTGATGAAAACAAATGAACGAACAATGGCAAGTGATCTACCAGCAAACGAGAGTTTCAAGAAAGTTACTGGGTTGGGTTCTCCTAGTATTGGTGCGGCCACAGCATTTGGACAACAACAAGCAAGTGCTGCATCAAGAGAAGTTCGTAAGTATTTTGATGAAGAAACTGCTTCAAAGATATAATATATGACTACACTAGCTGAACAATATTTTGGTGCGTATTTAAATAACGCTACAAATAGTACTTCTACAATATCAACGATAGCAAATATTCCACGGGATGTTCCGTTGGAAACTTTGGTTGCGTTATCAACATTCAGACCAGAAATAACACCACTTGGAGTAGTTCAAAGACCTGGACCAGATTTTAAAATAATACAATCTAAGATAACCCAAGAATTATTGGCGGCTAGTGGTGAAACAAAATCTAAACTTACTCAATATACTCCACGAATATTATCTGGTAATGCTATTCAACGTAGAAGAATTAATGGTGACCAAGTTCCATTAACTCCTCGGGATAGAATTATACGTGGTATTGATCCAAAAATCAAAAAATTGGTACAGCAGTTAGAAGATTTAACAAAACTCACATCAGTAAAAGATAAATTAGATAAGTTAACTAAAAAATTAGAAGATCAAATTAATAGACTTACTGCGTTATTTAATGCGTTGGTAAATTTACCCGATGCTGCAGCCGCCGCCGCACTAACAGTATTGATAGATAAATTACAAAGTTTGCAGAACGCATATGACAAAGCAAAAGCAGCATTGGAGTTAGTTATTAGAGCTTATAAAGCTACAAAGAAAGCTATTATGAAAGCATTGTTTGAAGATATTCCAAAAGCCAAGAAAAAGTTAAAGGAAAACATTGATATTTTGAAGAAGATATTAAGTCTTAAAGAAATACCACGAATTCGATTATACCCAAAATTTCCTAAATTACCAACAGTTACTTTTACGAAAGCAAACTTTTATGCAAAATATAAAAAAGCATTGGAAGCTTTGAAGAAAAAAGATGGTGAATTTTATCAAAAATCGTATGCAAAAGCGGTAGAACAAGCTGGATTCGAAATTGTTGACCCAAATAAAGATAAAATTCAACGAGGGTTAACGCAAGCTAGAAACTCACTACGTCAGGCACGGGCAAAATTAGAACAATCACAAGCAATCCGTACAGAAGCAGTAAATAGAGCAAGAACAGAACTAATACAGAATGTCAGAAATGTCAGTAATAGTGTACTACGTGAACAACAAAAGGCACTCACACAGTATCAAAACGCAAAGGCATCCGGTTCAAACTTAATAGCAACAGGATCTTCAAAATTAAATAATATTATATCTTCTGGTTCTGCGGCAATTTCCGCAACAGTAAATCAAGCTAGAGAATTAAATAATGCTACAACCTCGGCAATAAACTCTGTATCCAACATAGCGTCAACGTTAAACAATAAGTCTATCGGCGCCGAACTAACCTCGGGAATTATCAGTTCGGCACAACGAAGTACAACTATGGCAGCTAGTACAGCTGCCGCATCGTCCACAACTTCAAATATAAGAACATCAATACCTGCCGATGAGGTATCGGTCAATGGAACTACAATTACGTCTACTACTACAAAATTGGATTCTGGAATAGCTTCTTCAATAGCATTGGAGTTGAATCGTAGAAAAGCTACTGAACTGGGATTTACGTATATCACAACAAATAGTGGATTTGCGACATTTGCTAACAAAATATTGGTGATAGATAACAAAGTATATTACCAGACAACTGCAACTGCTACTTGGGGCAGATAAATCGTTTAAATTCAATATCTTTTGATATTTAAATAGAGGGGTAAATTGGTTACTTTTTTAAGGAGAATTTTATGGATAAAGCATTATTTAGAGCATATGTAAAAGAACTGGTCAAAGAACAGATTGAAGAATCTGTTGAAAAGGCTGTTAAAAAGATATTACCTGAGGTTCTTGGGGAAGCCATTGCAGAAATCAAAGGTATGCAACAAGTTAACGAAAATGTCTCCGTACCAAAGAAACCCGCATTGGACCGTTCCAGACTGGCTCAATTGATGGGATTGGAACGTCACGGAGACACTATTACGGCTACCACAAGCAACGTAGTGCTCCCAGACACAATCCCACAAGGTGTCGATTTAAATTCCCCATCCGTAAAACCAGCTGTGGACGCCATCACAAAGGATTACAGCGCATTGATGAAAAAGATGGGATTGTCAAAATAATCTATGGCAAAAACAGTATATCTAGGGTCAACTCTACCATTACAACGTAACAATCGTGGGTATTTCCAAACTACTCCCGACCCATTGGAAAATGAAAAATCAAAGTTTATTAATTTAATTTTGACCAAGAAGGGTGAACGTGTAGCAAATCCTAATTTTGGATGTGATTTGTGGCGTTTATTGTTTGAACAAAAGGACGGAGAAATTCAAGAAAAAGCACAACAGTATGTCGTGGAAGCAGTCGATGCTTTCATGCCGTATCTGATTTTACAAGAAATTCGTGTTATGAACCTAGATACATTTGTAAATGACAACAATATTAATTTATATGTTCGTTATGGCTTTGCAAATAACCCACTGGTGTCAGAACAAGTACAGTTGTTGTTAGGAACAACCCCCACGGGTGGATTGGCGGTATCGGGTAGAATTACATCAAGAAATTTTTAATAGAGATAGATAATGGCTACAACCAATAATGTATTAAATAAACTATCCGTGGCACCAAAAGAGGTAAGATACCTTAACAAGTCATTTGTTGATTTTAAGGGTGACCTCATCACGTTTATTAAAAACTATTACCCAACAACTTGGACGGATTTTAACGAAGCCAATCCGGGTATGATTATGTTGGAATTAGCTGCATATGTTGGCGATGTATTGTCATTCTATGTGGATAATCAATTTAAAGAAAATCTATTGGCCTACGCAGAAGAAGAAAAAAATATAATTAGTATAGCACAGGCAATGGGATATAAACCAAAAGTGATTGTTCCGGCTACGGCAGAAGTACTCATATCACAAATAGTTCCCGCACTAGGAGCCAGTGATGGGTACATACCGGATGCAAATTATTTCTTAAAAATAGATAGAAATTCTACTATATCTACACAAGGTCCAAATATTGTTTCGTTTAGAACAAAAGATATGGTAGATTTTAACGACCCAATTGATAGAGCGATAGTACCACGACAGTTGGATTCAACAACGCTATTACCTGTTACCTATTTAGTAACTAAAAAAGTGAAAGTAATTGCTGGTGATGTAAAACAGGAAACGTTCACTATTGGTGATCCTGCAAAATTTTCTACCATTACTATTGGGGATAAGAACGTAACAGCAATTACAAAAGTAACTGATTCCGATGGATATCCTTGGTACGAGGTAGATTATCTAGCACAAGATACTATTATTGATGATAGATCAGTTAGTTACAAAGCAAGTGTAAGTGAATCCATTAGTCCATCGTATTCCATAACATATAGATCTGTTCCCAGAAGATATGTTACACGATTAACAACTGATAAATCTACACAATTGGTATTTGGTTCTGGTCGTGGTAATGTCTCGGAAGATATTGTATATTTGGACTCACAACAAGTTGCAAACTCCGATTATGGTACAAATTTAGCAAGTGTATCATTAAGTAATACAGATTTATTAGACACAGACAACTTTGGTATCGCTCCTGCAAACACAGATTTAACTGTTGAATATGTTACTGGTGGCGGAGTTGATAGTAACGTAGCATCTGGTACTATAACCCAAGTTGGTCAATTAAATATCATAAATAGAACAACGGAATTCAATTCTACCGAATTAGCTTTATTTAACGACATAGTAAGTACTGTTACCGTATATAATGAAATGCCAGCAACAGGTGGATTGGATGGTGAAACTGTCGAAGAAATTCGACAACGTGCATTAGCATCATTCTCCGCACAAAATCGTGTTGTTACACGTAGAGACTACGAAGCTAGAACACTTGCAATGCCAGCTAAATACGGCGCGGTTGCTAAGGTATTTGCTATCTCAGATACATTACAATCAAAAATTCAAGCACAAGTAACACCACAACAAGTTGATCAGACAATTAGACAGTTTGTTGATGATAATCCAAAACCAAACGCAATCAACTTATATGTGTTGGGATACAATCAAAATAAGAAGATTACAAATCTAAATCAATTGGTAAAATCAAATCTTCAAAAATACTTATCCGAATATAGAATGTTAACTGATCAGGTAAACATTTTAGACGCGTTCGTTGTGAACATCGGTGTAAACTTTGACATTACCGTGTTCAAAAATTATAATATGAGTGATGTAGTTACTGTATGTCTGGGTGCTATAAAAGATTATTTTGACATTGATAAGTGGAACATCAACCAACCAATTCGTTTGGGAGACTTGCAACTATTACTCCAAGCACAAGATGGTGTACAAAGTGTAAATAAATTAGAAATTGTTAACAAATATTTCTATAAGGATGGTAGAGATTACAAACCTTATAGATACGATATAACAGAAGCAACAGATAATGGTGTAATTTACCCATCACTGGATCCTTGTATTTTTGAAATACGTTATCCAGAAGATGATATCGTAGGAAGTGCAAGACAATGAGAATATTCCTAACATCCTCCGCAGACACAACCCTATATCAACGTAATCCAACAAACAATGCTGGGTTGGATGAAATTCTTGAAGTAGGAAAAGTAGCAAATCCAGAAGATTTGGAAATTGCGTACTCCGCTAGTGCGGCTCGAACATTATTAAATTTTAATATATCTAACAGCGGATCGTTCCCGGCAACCGCGTCATATTATTTAAATTTAAAAATAGCAAACGCACAGAAACTTCCATATTCACAACAGTTATTGGTGTATAAAGTATCTTCTTCGTGGACCGAAGGTAGTGGATACTATGTACAACAAACAAAAAATGCTGGTGATGGTGCTACGTGGAGACAAGCAACCACCTCGGTATCGTGGAGTAATGTGGGTGGTGATTATTATACAACGCCATCACAAAGTATAACGTTGGATGAGTATCCACTACAAGATTTACGTATAGATGTATCGTCAATATTAAGACCTGTAATTTCGCAATCACTTCCTTGGTATGGATTATTGGTTAAATATCCAAGTGTATCGGAAGCAGATTATACCAATGAAGGTAATATAAAATTCTTTTCAAAACAGACACATACAATTCACCAACCAACATTGGAAGTTGCGTGGGATGATTCTATGTTTGTAACTGGGTCTGCATTAAAAGCTATACCAAATACTGTGGATATTTCCGTGGTTCCTAAGAATGCAAAAGAAACATACATTCGTGGATCAAAAGAAAAACTTAGACTTATTGTAAGAGACAAATATCCACGAAAAAATTTCGACGCAACACTCAGATACAAGAGCATATACTACTTACCAAAAACATCATATTTTAGTGTGGTTGATAAACAAGCAAATGTTCCTGTATACCCAATAGATGCTAGTGCAAAACTAAGTTGTGACGCAACCGGATCATACTTTGTATTGGACACATCAAATTTATACAAGAACAGATATTATACTGTAAATCTTCAAATTGATAATGGTGATTCCGACACAAGTATTATTCCTGATGTATTTACCTTCTTGGTAAAATAAATGACTTTCGATGACTTGATTAAAACCTTTAAGGTGCAACCAGACCTGAATAGACAGTTCTGGACATCTGACAATAAACTTAACCCAAATATTCGTAAAGCTCTTTTGAGAATTGCAAAGGAGTTCTATGATAGTATTGAGTTGGAAAATAAACCAAAAATCAAAGACATAGTGTTTACCGGAAGTTTAGCAAACTACAACTACTCAGACTACTCCGATGTTGATATTCATTTATTATTTGATTTTGGAAAAGATAACGAATTATTATCACAATTTTTCTTGTTAGCAAAGTCAAAGTGGAATGATAAACATGATATTACAATCAAGGGATATGATGTGGAAGTGTATGTCGAAGATGAAAAGTCACCACACGTTGCAACGGGACTATACAGTGTGATGAAAGATACTTGGATTAAAGAACCAAAAAAAGAAACACCGGTATATGATGAACAAGATGTAATGACTAAGGTAAGATATTTTACTAGTGTGTATAATCAATTGGTAAAACAATTTCAAGATGGTCAACTTGACGGATTGGATAAAAAAATTGAAAAATTCCGTGACAAGTTGGGTAAATTTAGACAATCTGGATTACAACTTGGTGGTGAGTTTTCCACAGAAAATCTTGCATTTAAGTTATTACGAAGAGCTGGGTATATGGATAAATTAACAAAACTACAAAACGTAGTAACGGACAAGCAACTCTCAGTAACGGAAGTAAAGTAATATGCCTATATTAAATGTTATAGACAAAACTATTGTAGAAGCAAAGGACTTTACTACGGGTTCTTCTGATTTGGTATTACAAATTCCATTGACATCAGGAGAAACAATACAATTTACCGCAGAAACGCAATTTTTTACCCCTCGGTTAATTGCAACTGGTCGTTCGGACATATTGGGATTACCAAGTGAAAGTATGGTGGAACGTACAGCAAATAATATTCCTGTGGTTAAAATGCCAATTGGTGCAGTAGATATAACCACACCACAATATTACCCAAACTCCGTAGTTCGAGATATGTACCAAGTTGTACCAATAGATAATTATTTTCAAGAATTAACGGACGATCTGGCGTTGCCAGAAGATCCTACATTACAGACATTACGTGAACAACGTGATGCTGCATTGCAGGCAGCATTGGCACTTGATGACTTAAATGCAGCAATAGATTCTGGAAATCCTGACGCAATTGCAGAAACAAACGAGGCTATTAATACTGCACTAGATGAAGGATTTGCATCGGCAATTAACGCACAAGATCCAAATCCAGCAGAGGTATTGACGGCAGAGGAAGCAGATGAATTAGGAGCATTGGATTTTGCTGGATTAACAGATGATTATGGTGAAACTGATGGAGCACAAGATATTATCAATCCATTACCAGAAATTCTTGAAGAAGATTTGATTCAAACAATTCCAAAAGTTGCGGGTAAGGTTAAGGGAACGGAGATTATTAACCAAGCAATTTCACTACTTAACAGTGGTATTCAAAAAGTTGAAGATTCCACACAACAAGGTGTGGATCAAAGTGGAAATTGCGAATATATTACTGTTGCAAAGGGTAAAAAGGGATTCTTGGGAGTTGGTAAAAAATCAGAACGTAAAGTAAAACGTAAAGATATAGAAAATAAGATTAAAAAAATTGATGAAGAAATTGCAAAACAAAACGCAATAACGGGGCCAATCCCAGGATACGGTAAGAAAAAACAAAAAGTTAATATATTTTCTAAAGCAGCCGGCGCTATTGTTAAATTTGCAAGCAAGGCGGGACCAATAGGTTCATTACTGGGAGCTGTTATAGCGGCACCTCTCATTCCGGGTGCCGCGGTGGAATCGTTATTAGGTAAAAAAACAGTAGGTATGAATAAAAACGAGATACTACTCAGCCTAGAAAGTGCGAAGAAAAAGTTGCAAGATATCTTAGCAAAGGATTGTTAATTTATGGCAAATCAAGAAAATTATGTTGAAGTAATACCGAGAAATCCTCAATCATTCTCAGTCTCTCGTATCGCCGAGTCGGAAACAGATATTGATATTATTGAAGGAAGATTACCTGCTGAGTTTGGTTTTGATGTAGACGATAATGTAGAGATGCATTTTTACGATTCGGTAAATAGACTGGTTGGGTCGGTAATTATACCAGTAAATACAGGAATACTTTCATCACGAACCGTGATATTACCGGACGGTAGTAAAGATGAAAAAATTATAGTGGATATGACCCGTGTACAGAAGGAACTGGGACTGATTATTCCTCCTGGAACCTATACTACTACTATAAATTTATTTTCCGATGAAATTGGTACGTATACGGATAGAAAATTAACAATCGAAGAAGTCGCACCATCCAGAACGGAATTACGTCTTGGGTTCAATACAACATTTACCGATGTGGAACAAAGTGAATTATTTGAGTTTATAGAACCTGGTGTACCTCGTGTGTTGGCGGCTGGACTTGTTGGTGGAACTGTTGGGGTTGGACAAGGAGATACCATTACCCAAACAGAAACAGGTGAGCAACAAGTTCAGGAGTTCATTTCAATGATAAATGACTCATTACTAAACTTCAACCCAGAACTTCAAGCACAGCTAATAAATTTAGAAGCAGATTTGCCAGATAACCTAAATCTTACCATAGAATTCATATCAGCAGCTATTTATGATGAGTTCGTAAATTTAGTTGAATTAACAAAAAATACAAAGCAGTTTGATAGATTTCAAGAAAGTGAAATCCGTGCACTCATCGAAAAAGCAATAGATAATGCATTGGTAAACAATAATATCAATCTGTTCACACAAAATCAAATTAGATATATCTGAGGTAATATATGGCCAATGCAGCAGATTACTTACAACTGTCACAGACCCAACTTGTAGTACCGTATAAGTTGCGAACCCGTGCTATTTCGGGAGCAACTTTTACTGCTACAAATGTGGCATCCAATTATACACTAACAGTGAATATATCTAGTACGTTAGATGGATCGTCCGTTTCACCAAATAATATTACGTTAAGACCCAATGAAAGTAAACAAATAACGGTAAATTTTCAGACCGCACCACTCGAAACACTTCCTGTCGGGGTACTAAATAGTTCTCTTAATTTTGTGGTAACGGCAACTCCCGTAATAATTCCGGTTGCTCCACCTCCACCACCTCCACCACTTCCACCACAACCAGTTGGAATATATGGATGTACAGATCCTGCTGCGTTAAATTATACACCAAGTGCAACTATTGATAACGGTACTTGTATTCCAAAAATATATGGTTGTACAAATATCAATGCACTAAATTTTAATCCACGAGCAAATACGGAAGATGGTAGCTGTACATACAAAGCGCCGCCGGCGGAAATACTCGGATGTACTAATAAAAATGCGTTGAATTATAATTCAAAAGCAACCCAAGATGATGGTAGCTGTATTGATATTATAATTGGATGTATGGATAAAAATGCTACAAATTATAATCCATTGGCTAATACCATATGTGAGGGATGTTGCAGATATAAGATTAGTGATCTAGCAGTTGGATGTACCGATCCAAATGCCAAAAATTTTGATGGATATGCGGTAATTGATAATGGTAGTTGTCAATATTATAAAGTTGGATGTACAAATCCAAAAGCTTTTAACTATGATCCTGCGGCTGAAAAAGATAACGGAACTTGTAAGTTTACGGGATGTACTGACCCATTAGCAAACAATTATGTGCAAGGTGAAAATTTAGTATCATGTACAAATTGTTGTACATACGATGTAAAGTTAGACCCATGTTTACAAATTGGTAAAATTACACAAACACGGCCTGCAAATAATCAAGATCCTTCGTATACCAACGTATGTAGATTAATTCAAGATACTATTGTTGGTGGATGCAGAGAATCGTGTACAGACGAATATACAGGAAAACCAGCAAAAGTAGGATGTACGGATTCCACAGCAATAAATTATAATCCAGATGCAACGGAAAATGATAATTCGTGTATGTATGTAACTGGTTGTATGGATAAATCAGCTATAAATTATAATCCACATGCTGTTCGTGATAGCGGTGAATGTAGATATGAAACCATAGTTTACGGATGTATGGATCCTACGGCGACAAATTACAATTCATCGGCTACACGTGATAGCGGCAAATGTACATATGACCGTGGTACGGGTAATGGCGGTGGACAGGGAATTTGTGGAGAATGTATGCAAAATAGTGATTGTTTCTATCGTAGAGATGGTAGTTTTGACCCAACACGTGTCTGTGATGAGCTGACAAGATGTTGTGTTGATGGAAAAATATACGAAGTATAAAACATGACAAATAATACAATACCACTTACAGATGCAGAGATAGCTGCATTACGAGAAGCTAATAATATAAATGTAAACTTTCCAAATGCTGTTGCTGTAAAAACTGCAATTGGTGGTGTTGTATTTGTTGATCCAAAACGTACAGATATTATAGCACTGTATAAAAATGGACAACTTACGGGTGTAGAAGACGCTGCAGCACCGGGTGTTATATTACGTGGATTACCAAATATTGCACTTCCATCTGTATCTGCAAATATCACAACAACCGAACAATTTGTCCAAACACAAACAGTTTCCATTCCACCACTGGATGGTTCTGTTAAAACATTACCATTGATAATAACCATTTCCGAACAAGACGCACTACCATCGGAAAAAGTTTTACCACTGAGTATTAATATTGCAGCATACGATGTTGTAGAAGTACCACTACGTTCTGCATTGTTGGAAGTACTTACTACGGAAGTTTCTAGTAAGGTAAGCCAGTATTTTGATAGAGATCGTTTCCTAAAAACATTATTAAACTTTGGTGAAGATACCCAGAGAATTATTACAAATTGGAAGTTAGATCCTAATGACGCTACAAAATTATTAGTCAAATTATTGTCACCACTGGACTTTCAATTTGATGTGGGAAATAATGTATTTCTTAGTAGAGAAGTTGCAAACTCTATAATTGATACTGTTAAGTTTGAACTCCTCCCACAACCAGATACATCGTTGTGGTTACGTCCAAAAAATACAAGTCCCGCAAGCTTTATTACGGATACTGAATTACTTAACATATATAATCATACAATATCCAACCAAACGCTGACCACCGCGGGTATTAATTTAACTGGATCTGGTGATAATTACGGTGGATATACATTTGAAAATAATATATTACGTAAATGGTACACGGATGATTATAGATCAGCAGAACTTAACGTAGATTATACAAATTATGCAAACTTTATTACATACAGTTCTGCTGAACTACGATTACAAGCGTTTAAACAAAAATTAACAAAAATTCGTGAACTAGAAAACTCGTCACGATTTATTGCCGGACTTGCATCCAGTTCAATCTTTGGTAATGATGCTACGATTATTGATACAAATGTATTCATTACAACAAATACAACATACGCAAGTCCTGTTCTCATCACCGACTCTGGATCGTTAACAATTGACACAGGTTCAATAGTTACCATTTATTCACCTGATGAAATTCCATCTGCGTCAGCATATTTGGTAGAAGGAGCAAAAACGTCCGCGTTGGAAATAGAAAATATTATTCGTGGTTTTGATGGATACGAACGATATCTGTTCTACGAATCTGGTAGTGCATACAGTGCCAGCGTATATTGGCAATTGAATGGAACGGAATATCATGTGGATGGCACATGGCCAAAAAGAGATACGGAAGGAAACCTATACCCGCCAACAAGTGCAGAAGCAATTGCTTGGTATGATCAACAAGTTGCTATTGCACAAAGATATGATGAAAATAATCCAAATTTATTATCCAATGCAATACCATCGTATCTATTGGATGACATAAATTCACAAGAGTTTATTAAATTTACCAAGTTAATTGGGCACTTCTTTGATAACGTAAAGATATACGTTGACCATTTACCAAGAATTTATGACAGACAAGTTACTGCAACGGCAGGTCTGTCACAAGATTTAGTTTGGGATGTAGCAAAATCATTTGGGTTGTCATTGACAAATCCAAACGCTGCCGCATCGTTGTATAGTTTTACCACAGATACCAGCTTAACAAAGAAACGAGAACAAACAACTGAGCTGTGGAAGAGATTTTTACACAATGCTCCGTATTTGAATAGAACTCGTGGTACTGCTAATGCATTAAAAGCATTATTAAATATATTTGGATTGAATGAACAAGTTGTCGGTATTAGAGAAACCGACACAACAACAACGGGTAGTTTTGAAATATTTGATGAAATTACAAATGCTCTAAACTTCAATACAGGTTCATACCTTGTATTACCGATGTCATCGTCAAAACGACCAGTAGGTACATTACAATTTAGATTTAATAACGCAACACGAGTAAATACAACACTTGGTGTCGGTGATACAGCAGTACCATCGGGTTCTTGGGTAGTATCGTTAGTAACACATCCATCGGCATCATCCCCATATGGTCGTATTGAAGTAACAAACAATATTGGTGGTATATTGTTGTCTAGTAGTTATGCGGATATGTTCGACACAGAAGATTATTTTGATGTAATGCTTCGTTACGATTCATCAAGTATGAATCTTCAAGTAGCACAATCCGATGGTGAACAAATATTGTATTCATCGAGTATGAGTACTACTGGATCATATTTGCTGGACGCATGGCCAGCAACTAAGAATTTCTATTTGGGTGGTTCGGGTTCATTAAGTACAAATAATTTTAATGGATATATTGATGAAGTTCGTGTTTGGGGAGAACAAATAAACAACAATATATTCAAGGCACAAGTCTTGGATCCTGGTAGTTTTGTTGGAAATAATTATACCTCACCTGTCGAGAGTTTGTGGGTACGATTGTCTTTCCACACACCAAGAAATCTAGTATCGGGAAGTATTCCAAATGAATCACCGTATAGAAATAAAGACGGTGTTTCTGATCCTTCCTTACCACTATTACCAAATCTTGTAAATATAATTGCGGTTGGATTCCAGAACCAATCAGTATATCCGTATAGTATGACGCGGGTAAGTAGAAAGGTTAGACAATATACCACAAACGCAGGGGCATATTCGTACGGTAGTAATAAAATTATAATTGCACCACCACCTGTATTTACGGAAGTTACACCTGGTGGAGAATTGATGCTGCACAAGGATAGAAGTATCGTTGATAACAAATCTCGTAAACAGCAACAGCAAACAAAAAATTATTTAGGATTCTTTGTATCACCAACGGACGCAGTAAATAACTTACTCATTCGTGCATTAGGTAATGTTGATATAAAGCGTCGTGTTGGTTACGGCCCAAGATACAAGTCAAGATACGCAGACATTGAGGCATTACAAAATTATTACAAGCAATATTATAACGCAACGGTAAATATACCACAATTTGTTCGTTTCTTTGATAAATTGGCGCCTACATTATTTGAACAATCAAGTCAATTGGTGCCTGCAAAAACTATACTACAAACTGGTATAGTTATTGAACCAAATATTCTTGAACGTAAAAAATTGACAGCAGAAAAACCATTGAAGTTAAGTGGTGCAAATACTAGAAGAAATCAAAAGTTTGCGTCAACTGAACGAACCTACGTACGAGACTTTGATATTACGTTGTCAACGGAAGTTACATTACCATCGGCAAGTGGGCTGGTAAAACAAACAGCATACTTTACAGATTACAGTGCACGTTTTGATATAAACGCATCTACGGTTACTACTGGTGATGCAAATTTAACACTCAATGCGCAATTAAATACGGTACAACCAACTGGATCAGCTTTATATTCAACATATAATGCTAATACTTTGCATGTAACCCAGTCCATGCCAATGGGAGAAATCTTTACTGGTTTGTTGGATGGTGTTACAATAGAAACACCTGGTGGTCAAGTAAAGGGTGATTTTAACTATTATGATGGTGATGGTTATAAACTTAATGAGTTGCAATCGGTATCTTCTCAACTTGAATTATTCGACTCCGATATTGAAAAATTAAGTTATATTACATATTTAAGAACTTATGCGGGGTTGTCACTCAGAGAGGCCGAACAATTAGCAATCGGATATAAACCAGGTAATATTATTGATATTGGTAATCTTATTGGTGTAAATGATAGCATTAGTCAGGCAAATATAATCAATGTAATACCACCTCGTTCTGATTTGGAAGATTATAGTGTTGCAAATTATTATATCAAATCCAATGGTATTTACTACTTTGAAACGGTATATAAAGAGATAGTAGGTAAAAATCAATTGAATTTCTTAACAGGAACGCAAGCAACATGGTCGTTTGGGTCTACCTATAATAGAAATGATGTAGTAGTCCAATACGATGCCCCTAGCGGTTCGGCAAAAACATCGAACGGTAAACTATTTAGATATATAGCCCAAGATGCTCCATCTGTCTCTTACAATTATCCAGCACTGGATAAAAACAGATGGGCACCTGTATTCTATACAGGAAAGGCAGTACAGACGCCATATCGTATAATATTTGATGTTAATAAAGCAAGTGGTAATGAATCGGTATTTGAACTACCAACCACAAGAGTATCAATCAGCCGTCCAATTGTAGAACCAAAACGATATAGTACAAAGTTAACACTTGGGTCGGTAGCAGCTAATAGCCGTACAACAGGACTTATCAGATTACAGTCGTTGGCCACGTTATTTTCTGTAAATGTTGGTGTATCTACAACTCCAACTCCCGCAATACGTGTAAGATTATATGATTCTGCAAATGCTCGTGACGCTGACTTAAATCGTGTATTTGGTATAGAACCACTGGATAATCACGGTGTGTTGTTGGATATTAAATTAGAAAATGATTCTGTAAATAAAAACGTAGGATTATATCCACCCGTTACTATTATCAATAATGATGAAGGAAGTACATCTAGTCCTGTTATCTATTATACAATTGATGAGGTAGCTGGAAATACATATAATAATGGATTTATAGTTACTTTCAACTATTTTGCCATCGAAGCACCTATTCAATTACCGGTGGGATATCTACCAAGACATTATAGATTCTATCGTGACAATCTACTGGCAACAAAACGTAGAAACTACATAGGGTGCTTACAGACCCAGAATACAACAACGGACGGGCGATCTCCGGTCGAAGTAACATTTACTGCTGGAACTACTTTGACGGTATCGCCAAACGTATTACAGCAAGAAGAAAGTTTGGGTGGAATTAACCTAAATGTGAACTAAAACCAAACTATAACATATTTATATTAGACAATTTACGTCGGGAGAGGTACTTACTATGGGATATCTAAACAAGTCAACGATTACAGTTGATGCGGTGTTAACAAAGAAAGGTAGAGAAATTCTATCAAAGGGACAGCAGGCAGCTGCGGAAATTACGCAGTTTGCTGTTGCCGATGATGAAGTAGACTACACACTTTACACGACATCACATCCATTGGGTTCATCATACTACGGTTCACTTATTGAAAGTATGCCAGTACTTGAAGCATCCACGGATGAAACACAAGCTATGAGATATAAACTAGTATCTCTCGACCAAGGAACAAAAGAAATTCCAACAATTTCTTTGGGTGTCGCGGCATACTCACTCAACTACAACGATTCCGTTGTGGTCAGCCCAACAACAACAGCAGAATTGGCAACCGCTGGTTATACTGCAATTTTATACGATGGTAATGTAGCAACACTAACTACAAATCAACCATTGGCAGCAGGAACCACGGTACCATTCTTCGCAGTTAACCAACCAACATCGGCAAACGCTGTGGTGGTACAAGGATTTAGTTTTAATTTGGCTGCAAAAGAATTAACTGTTGACCGCACAACTCAGTTAACAATTATCAATAATCTTACTGGTGCAACAAAGACGGTTACAGTTACCGTGTCTGCAAAGCCAACAGTATAATAGGGGTTTAATATATGCCAATTAGAACTTTCGTCCCGTTTAACACAGATGAAGATATCGTTCGTGGTAGTCAAACCACGGTAACTACCGGTTTATGGTCTGGTGACACCGGTAGTTTAACGACTCTTTATACATCAACTACGCAGATTTCTGCAAGTGGTGAATACTACTTTGATTGTTATGACAAGAATCCCGCAACGGACACTACCGCAGAAGTTCAATTTGCGGTAGCGTATGGTCATATTTCTGGTGGTGGTTCTCCAACATTAGCACAAGATGATTTGTCTGTACTTGCTACAAAGACAACATACTTACAATATAAGAATATTTTATTAGATCCATCCGATGACTTGTTTACCTTTGGTAGTACAAACGCGAACCATATCTATGTAATTAATATTCAACGTGCAAGATTACGTGAACAATTAGATCCAGGTAACTGGTTATTGACACTTTCTGGATCACTTGGTAAATTTACATTTATTGACGATAGTGGTCAAACATTGAGCGCTAAGTCAAAAACCAGTAAGTCCGGTCGAATCTTCAACGTATGTTCAGGTTCATTGACAGGAGTAAGTGGTAGTACAGTAGTAACAAGTGCATCGTCGGCAGGTAAGGGATTTGGACTGGTATATCCAGACTTGGGTATTATCGTATTAAATCCAGATGCAATTATCCCAACAGTTGGGTTCTCATCCGCATCGGCAGGATTTGGATGTGGTACAAAGGAAGATTACTCCTACGACACTACAAATATTGTTATACCATTTGCACCATACACGGGTTCATTGGTAGCTACTACTCCAAAGGAACAACGTAATCATGATGGTTTAGTTCGTTCTATTAAGTTGGGTGGTGATTTCCAAGCACGTTCGGCAGAAACAATTGCATCAACACATTTCTTCGTACGTTTACGTAACAAGGATTTTAATTACTCAAATAATCCAACATTCTATAACAATACTAATGGTCAAATCTTGAACGAAGATTTCGTACAAGATCCACGTGTATACGCAACAACCATTGGTTTATATAACAATAATAACGAATTGGTCGCTGTGGCAAAATTGAGTCGTCCATTAGAAAAGAGTTTTGATAAGGAAGCACTTATCCGCGTCAGACTTGATTTCTAATGAACTAAGGGAGGTTCTATGAGAGCTCTCAAACCTCTCAATACTGATGGGTATACAAGAAACAATTATACGGCATACATATCTCAAAGTTTTACAATAGTTTCTGGGTCGCCGGTAAACACAGAACTGGTAACTATTGACTTTGCAGAGCAACCATCTAGTGATTGGAAGTATCAAAATACTAGTGACGTTGATTTGGGAACATATAATTCTGCAAGTGGTGTGTATTCGTATCCATTGTTTAGTTTAATAAATCGTGCATTTTATTCATCACAGTCTATTGTTGAATATGGTACAGAGTCTATCGCGGTAAATAAGTACACACCAACTGCATCGCTATACGTATTTAATATTGTAAACGATGCAGTTGGTGAGGGAATCGGAGCAGGTACGTTTAGTATACGAGTGTCTGGTTCATCTCCAATACTAGATGATGGTTACGGTAGATTGTATGTGAATAATACTGGAAGTGTTGTTGGTAATATATTCTATAAACATGGAATTGCCGTAGTACAAAATAATACTTCGGCACCAACACAATCCATAACAACTAGTGGATTACGATTAGAAAGATTTAAATCGGTAGATGTAAATTTTTCATCTTCGTTTCAACTAACGGAACATACTGTCGTATGTAAACTAAGACCGTCTGAATTTAATACATCGGTATTTAATCATACCGTTGGATATTATAAAACTGTAACTGGTTCTTATGTGTCTGGGTCAACTACGGTTACATATAGTAACTTTGTTCCAAATATTTCTTCATCCACAAAAGCAATTTCGGGTGAACCAATAACTGGACTATTTGATTCCGGTACATTGACTCCTTATGTTACAACAATTGGGTTATATAATAACAATTACGAGCTACTTGCAATTGCTAAGTTGGCAAATCCAGTACCACGAGCAAAAAATGTAGACCAAACTTTCATAGTAAAGTTTGATACCTAATGTGGAGATTCCCATGTCAAAGTTAGTTGATTTATTACAAAACTCACAAGTATACAATAGACTAAATACTATTTCTGCACATTCGCCAAATACGGCAAATCCAAAGAATTTTAGTGTGCGTAAACAATCGGATGTTACGAAAGAAATTAGACAAACAAACGCTGTGGATTTTATTCCAAACACATATCAAACTGGATTTAACGTTGACAAACCAAGTTTAAGTGTGGCGGGATTCCAAAAATCCACAACGGCACAAGATTCGGACTTCACAGGAACAACAACAGGTGCACCTGGAAGTAATCCAAATACAGCATTCGATTCATATTATCGTTACACCGCAGATGGATTACGTGTGAACTATAATTCAAAATTAGTACATCGTTATCTCGCAACAGACGATAATAAAAAATATTTAACACAAAACTCAACAAAGGCTGGAGTAGTATTGGGATACACACCAGCATAATAAATTATAAAGAGGTTATATGAAGGCTCGTAGCGCAAAAAATAAAGGGAAGCGATTGCAGAACGCAATTCGTGACCTAATACTAGAACACTTTCCACAGTTAGAACCCGATGACGTAGTATCTACGTTGATGGGTGATTCCGGTGCAGACATTAAATTGTCTCCCGCTGCTCGGAAAGTGTTTCCGTATTCACCAGAATGTAAGAACCAAGAAAAGGTTAATATTTGGTCCGCATTGGAACAAGCAGAAAAGAATACCAAAGATAATACCCATCCCGTTGTATTCTTCAAAAGAAATAACACAAAAACATATGCTATTGTAGAAGCAGAGCATTTTTTCGAACTAACTAAAAATAAACAATAATAAATCAACACTTGTTTTTTTGAAGGAGAGAGGTTAGATTTCTAACATATGAATCTAATCTCTCTCTTATCACAAATACTCGGTAATTATGACAATATGGGCAAAGGAGAACACTACTTCTCTTGCCCGTTTTGCCATCATCACAATAAGAAATTTGCGGTGAATGTTATAAAGAACAAGTGGAAATGCTGGGTGTGTGGCGCAAAGGGTGGAAATCTAATAGGACTGTTTAAAAAATTAGATGTATCACCCGTACAGATTAAAGAACTTCGTAAGTGTCTTTCTGATGATGACATTAAAACTTACAAAGAAGATATAACGGAAGTTTCTGACTTATATCTCCCAAAAGAGTTTCTACCACTATGGAAACCAGTTAATACATTTGAATACAAACATGCTATTAATTATTTAAAAAAACGTGGTATTTCTGGATATGATATCATTCGTTATCGCATGGGGTATTGTGAATCTGGAACGTACGGTGGACGTATTGTTGTTCCATCATACGCAAATGATGGTAAACTAAATTATTTTGTAGCGCGGGCATATCACGATGCTGGAATGAAATATAAGAATCCACCTGTATCAAAGAATGTAGTAGTATTTGAAGAACAGATTAATTGGAACGAACCAATCGTGTTGGTTGAAGGTGTGTTTGACGCAATATCTGTTCGTCGTAATGCAATTCCAATGCTAGGAAAATTTCTTCCAAAAAAATTAGAAGTATCACTACTTGAAAATCAAGTCAAACAAGTATATATTCTTTTGGATGATGATGCAAAGACGGAAGCATTGAATCTTGAACGAAAATTAACATCGTATGGTATTAATGTATCACAAGTATCGGTGAGTGGTGGCGACGCCGCCGACCTTGGATTTCAAAAGACCTGGGAGTTTATAAACAACTCAAAGGCAACAACATTTAAGGACTTCATACACAATAGGTTACAGAATAAATGACATATACACCTGTATTTGCTGGAATTGATAAGTTAAAGAAAATCGTACATCTGGCTGATATTCATATTCGATTATTCAAACGACATGATGAGTACAGAGAATGTTTTGAGACATTGTATGACCAGTTACGTAACGAAGATTTAACGGATTCGGTCATTGTTGTAGCTGGTGATATTCTCCACGCAAAAACGGATATGAGTCCAGAGATGGTGATGTTGGCAACGGAGTTTTTAAAGAAGTTAGCTAATATTGCTCCTACGTTAGTCATCGCAGGTAATCATGATCTCAATCTGTCCAATATGAATCGTTTGGATAGTTTAACTCCATTGATTGAAAGTATTAATCATGATCAACTATTCTACCTCAAACATTCAGGTATATACAGAGTGGGTGATACGGACTTTGCCGTATTTTCCATTTTGGATGATAAGGAAAAGTGGCCTTCTGTAAAAGATTGCGAAAGTCGTCGTAAGATTGCTTTGTATCATGGTCCTGTACACGGCGCACAGACTGATGCACGATATATCATTACCAATCGCCACGTTGAAACATCTTTGTTCAATGGATTTGATATGGTCTTGTTGGGTGATATCCACAAATATCAAGTATTACAAGAACGAGATGTACACGCAAAGAAACCGATTATAGTTTACGCATCGTCGTTGATTCAACAAAACCACGGTGAAACATTAGACAATCACGGTTGGTGTATGTGGGATGTGAACGCGTGTACGCATGAATTTAAACCACTACAAAACAATTATGGATACTACACGTTGGAAGTTAAGAATGGAAAACTACCGTTTCCTACGGACGTTCCAAAGAATGTTCGTATGCGACTGTTTACAGGAACTCTTGATAACTCTGGTGTTAAGAAAGCGGTAGCGACACTACGTAAACAATATAATATTATTGAATTGAGTATCAACAAGTCTCGACATGATAATAACACTCGTGATAAGATTAAGAGTGGGTCAGATATTGTTGACGTAAACAACTTGAATATACAGAATCAACTCATTCAAGATTGGTTGGAACGGCAGTATGATAATACAATTGACCGTCCACTAATGACAAAGATTCTTGATGTTAATAAGAATCTGAATGCGCAAATTAACCACGATGACCATTCTCGTAATGTTAACTGGCGACCCCTTCAACTTAAATTCTCAAATATGTTTTCATATGGCGAGGATAATATTATTAATTTTGGGAAGATGAAGGGTATTTACGGAATCTTTGCACAGAACGCAAGTGGAAAGAGTTCAGCAATGGATGCGCTCATCTTTACTTTGTACGATAAGACGCCGCGAGCATTCCGTGGTGATCACATTATGAATAACCGTAAAGATGAGTTTACTTGTCAATTAAAATTTGAAATTAACCAAGAAATATTCTACATTCGTAGAACTGGAACTCGTAAGAAAAACGGGGATGTTAAGGTTGATGTCTCGTTCTGGCGGGAAAATGAAGATGGTACGCACGAGTCATTGAACGGTGAGGACCGTCGTGATACGAACGCCAACATTCGTAATTACGTTGGTAGTTATGAAGATTTTGTTCTCACTGCACTCAGCGGACAGAC